ATTTTTTTTTCTTTTTTTATTATAAAAACTATAAAATGTCTCAAGATTTAATTTCTAAAGAAAACATGCAAATGATCTGTAAAGTTTCTGTCGTCATCGCTGCCATTGGTGCTATCAACTGGTATACTACTTCTATGGGTGCTAATTTAGTTGCTATGGTTGCTGGTTCATCTAAGGTTGAACGTTTCATCTATCTTTTAGTTGGTATTGCTGGTGTTATTGTTTTATACTGTGTCTTCAATGATATGGTCACATTAAGACAAAGAATGTACTAAACAAACTTATATAAAGTATTTTATTTAAATTATTATAAATAAAATATTAACTTACATATTAAAACAACGATATTTACAAATATCTATTACATCATCAAATATACCTGTATTTGCTTGATGTAATGTAAACATAACTAATTTATTATTCATTCTTTCTTTAATCATTTCTACTATTTCTTCTACTAACTCTGGATGTAATGACGCTAAACATTCATCTAACAAGATAATATTACATTTTGAAACTTTATTAAATGCTAAAAAGAATGCTAAACTAACTCTATCATATTCTCCTCCACTTAAACCATCTAATGGAACTGTTTCGCCATCTTTAACAATTTGAATATCAATCATTGCTTTTTTATCACCATCTTTAGTTTGTTTAAAAGTTGCTAAAGAGACATTAAAATTATTATCAAAAAATGCACTAATAAATTCTTCAAGTTCTTCATTAATAGTTTGAATAGTTTGTGATAAAGAGAGACTTTCAGCTTCATTAATCATTTTAATAAATTCTTCTGATTTTGCTAAAGAGCGTACACAAATACTTTCTTCATTTTTTACTTCATTATAACGAGATAATAATTCAAATTTTTGACTATATATTTCAAATTCTTTTTGATACTTTTTAACACGGTCATCTCTCTTTTGTAATTTTTCAATATTTCCTTCTGCTTTTTCAATACTTTCTTTTAATTCATCAATCTCTTTATTAATACTTTGAACATCTTCTGTTATTGTAGTTTTAATAAATTCTTCACAATCTTTAATATTTTTTTCACTTTGTTTTATTTCTCCAGATAGTTTGTTTATTTTTTTAATATCTCCTTCAATATTAGATAGTTTTGTATTATTATCTAATATCATTTGTTCATATTCTTCAACAGATAAAGGGTCATAGTCTTCTATTTCTTCTTTTAATACTTCATATTGTTTTTTTGTTTTTAATAAGTTATCACGTTTTTTTATCAAATGAGGAGGAAGAACGTCTGGTTTTAATGTTTTCATTTTATCTATTTTTTCAAACTCTTTTTTATACATATTTAATTTTGTAGTATAACTAATATCTTGTTCAAGTTTATTTTTTATTTGTTTGATATCAACTTGTTCAATATCTTTATAAATATTTAATTTTTCTTTATATTGTTCTAGTTTATTTTGTTTTTGTTTAGCTTCATTTGCTTCAGATTGTAGTTGTTTTATTTTCTCATTTTCAATTTTTATATTATTTTTTAAAGTTTTTATAGTTTGTTCTTTCTCTCCTTTTTCTTTTTTTAATTCTTCAACATCTACATTATGTTCTTTAATCGTATTATTATAAATCATTAATCCAGTCTTACATTTAGGACAATTATGACGATGTCCTTCTCCTTCTTTCATCATTTTTATAATATTTTGATATTCTTCTTCTGCTTTTGATAATTTAATTTTCAATTCGTTTATTTTATTATACATATCAGTATCAAACTCGACATCTTCTAACTCTTCAATTTCAGTTTCAATTGTATTTAATAACTTATTAATATTATCTGAATAATTTATTAATTCAGATGTTTTTATTTCTTTTAATAGCGAACTTACTTTATTTGCATTTTCAATATCTTTATTATATATTTTTCTTTGTTCTTCTGTTAAAACATATTTATCACAATCATCCATATTTTTTGTTAATATTTCAAGTTGTTCTTTAATTTTTTTACTTTCCATTTCAAACATTGCATCGTATTCTTCTCTTGCTTCCTTGAACGATTGTTTGATTTTAATTAATTTAATAATATTTTGATATGTTTCAATGTCATTTTTTAAATCATCTATTTCTTCTTCATCTGGTATTATAATGGTTGATTGTTCTTGTAATAATTCATTTAATCGTTTTTGAAAATGTTCTAATAAATTTTTCTTAGAGATAATTGTGTCTATTAATTTTTCTTGATTATGTACTTCTTTAATTTTATTTTCAAGTTTTTGTCGTTTCTCTTTTACTTGTTTTTTAAACTTTTCCATTTTTGTTTCTTCTTCTTTTATAAAATCTTCTATTTTTATTCCTTTTGTATCAAGTTTTAATTCAGGTTCATTTAATGTTATATTATCTTCTAATCCATATTTTTTACATTGTTCTTGTAATAATCTTCTTTCCGTTGATTTTGATGTTAATTTATCTTTTCTTTGTTTAATACATTCTCTTGTTTTTTTTCTTAATGATTCAATGTCAAAATCTTTAATAGATAATGATTGAAGAAATGTTGACCGGTCATTATTATTCATTAAAAAAAATTTATCAGAATGTTTTTGAGTCATATATCCAGTTAATTCAAAATTATCTCCAAATATTTCTTTAATTTTATGTTGTGCTGTTTCTCCATCATAAGTATCGTTTGTTTCGTTATTTTTAAACAAAAAGTAAGATGGATTTTTTCTTCTAGTAATTGTATAATGTTTATATTGAAGGATGACTTCGCATTTCTTTTCACCATATGTAATTACTTTTGTTTCATTATCATAAAGAACAAAATTAATAGCTTTAAATATGGTTGTCTTACCAATTCCACTTGTACCCCATAAAAGGATGGTTCCATTATCAGGAAACTCAAAAGTGACTTTTTTATAACAACGAAAATTAGTTAATGTTAATAACATTGTAATATAATAAGGAATAAAGTTTAAGTTAAAAATTCATTTTATAATATTTTTATGAAATATTACCGATGCAAAATTGGTTACCGATGCAAAATTGGTTACCGATGCAAAATTGGTTACCGATGCAAGAACGGTTACAAAGGTTAATTAATTGTATTTTTTTCTCTATATTTTTCTTTAGAAAGGGATAGGTAATAGTTTAAATAATATATGTTGAATAAAGTCTTTTTCAAATTTTTTAATAGGTTTATTAGAAGAGATATTAATAAATTTGATATTAGATTTTTTAAGTTTAAATTTACAGATAGGACAGAGAATATGTTTATGATAAAGTAAGCTCCATTTTTTAACACATTTATTATGAGCCCAATGACCATATTTTAATGGTGTAGTTGTAACCAATCTTGCATCGGTAACAGTTTCATAACAAATAGGACAATCTTCAGGTTTGATGAAGATAGATTGTGTTGGAGAATGCATATGTATAAATAAACTAGAGAAAAAATATTTTAAATTATTTTATTAAATTAATAATAAAATGAATTGGAAAGAAAATATGTTAATGTTTGTTCCACCTGTTGTATTATTAGTGTCTGGATTTATACCAGTTTATGGTTTATTATCTCCAATAATAACATTTTTTATATTATATATTATTACTATAGCAATGGCAAAATATAGATGTAATACAAAGACTATAAAAGAGGTTTCTACAAAAAGTGTAGCAGTTGTAAGTTATTACATTGCATTAACAATTTTAGCAATAGTTGCAATGATATTACCAATAGGTATAATATCAGGTGTAGATATGTTATTTAATAATATTTTTATGTGGTTTGCGATTGGTTATTTGTATAAAATTACCTTTAATAAATTATTTAGTTGTTAAAAATAAAATATTTACTAATAAATAAATGAGTGAAAGTTATATTTCTGATTTAGCTGCTAGATCTTATGGAAGTAAAGATGGAATGGTTACTTATAGTTCTAATCGTAATCAATTTCAAACTTTAATCAATAAACAAAAGAAAAGTTCTCGTATGGCTTATGCTACAATGTCTGACTTGGATCTTTTTTTAGAATCTTTAAAAAAAGTAAAAGGGATGAATGATTTGTTATTTTCAAAAATAGAGGGTATAGCAAGAACTATTAACGAATTATATCCAAATACAATTAAATATAGAAGTGCTGCAGGTATTGTTTATGGTTATAAATATTTTTTATATGAGACTGCTGTAAGAAAGGAAAAAAATCAATTACAAGAAATATTTGAAGATGGTGAAAAAAGTAATGTTCCAAAGTTTGATGTGATACGTTATTATAGATATTTAACTACAGTAATAGGAATTAGTGAATAATATTTTTTTATTTATTTAATATAAATAAAAAGATGCAATCTAAGTTAAATGTTTATGGAGATCTTTTAAAACCTTGTTCTTTTAATCCTTTGACTGGTTGGACTAGAAATGGATATTGCGAAACAGATGATCATGATTATGGCACACATGTAGTTTGCGGAAGGGTTACTGATGCCTTTTTAAAATTTACAAAGAGTAGAGGAAATGATTTAATGAGTACGGTAGGGTTAAAAGATGGGGATTTTTGGTGTTTGTGTGCGTTGAGGTGGTTAGAGGCGTATAAATATGATAAAAGTATAGCACCAAAGATAAAATTAGAAAGTACAGATATAAAAATGTTAGAATATGTGTCTATGAAAGTGTTAGAAAAATATAAATTATAATACAAATATATATAGATATAATGAGAAATGAAAAAAATAAAAAAGACGATGTTATAAATAAAAAAAATAAAAAATAAAAGGAGGGTTAAAAAAAATTATAAAAAATGTTAATTCCTTAAGTCTTTAAAATATTAATTTGAATAAAGAAAAAATAAAATTTATATTTTTTTCTTTCTTATATAATAAAACATAAACAATGTCTTCTAATACTTCCTCTTCTAACTTAACAGCTGGTTTTGTCGATTTGGCAACTTACGACGAGCCTGAAAAGTATATGTACGGTGGTGACAATGCTTTGACTTACTTTGTCAAGAAGGTCAGAAAGTCTACTTGGTTCACTGTTGCTCCAACTGTTTTATCTACTTCTGGTGGTAATGCAGGATTCGGTCAATCTTGGTCATGGAAGATTTCTCGTGCTGGTGACTATTTATTAAGAACTTGGTTACGTATTCAATTACCAGCTGTTTCTTTATCTCAAACTGCTTCTTTAGCTAACGGTTGGGCAAATGCTAACTGTTCTCTTCGTTGGACCAGAAACTTAGCTCATAACTTGATTAAGGAAATTAATATTTCTTTTAACGATTTAGTTGCTGAGCGTATGGATTCATACTATCTTGACTTCTGGGCAGCATTTACTGTTCCAGCAGGTAAGAGAAATGGTTATAACAATATGATTGGTAACTATGCTGAATTAACTGACCCATTATCCGTTTTCGGACCAGCTGGTGCACAAAACTTACCAGCAGTTATCTTAAACTTGCCACTTCCATTTTTCTATGCTCGTGATACTGGTATTGCTTTACCAACTGCTGCTATTCCATATAATGATATGGTTCATTATATTACCTTCAGAGATATCCCTGAGACTTTAATCTTAGATAACTTTGTTCTTGGTCAATCTGCTCCTTGTCAACGTTCTTACTTGAACGAGACTAATCCACAAGTTAACTGTGATATGTGGGCTGAGTATGCTATTGTTTCTAACATTGAACGTGCTCAAATGGGTAAGGCTCCAAGAGATATTTTGATGGAACAAGTTCAAACTGCTTCTAGACAAACCTTTAATGCTTCTTCTCAAGTTACTCAATCTTTCGATATTCGTTTTGCTCATTCTATTAAGGCATTATTCTTTGCTATTAGAAATAGAACTAATCAAGCAGAACAATCTAACTATACTTCTGCTTCCCCAGTTCCTGGTCCAGTTGGAGTTAACTTTACTCCAGCTTTATCTGGTGATCCAATTTTCCAAACTTCTTTGGTTTATGAAAATACTGCTCGTTTAGTTAATATGGGTTCTGATTATTTCTCTCTCATTGTTCCATACTATGCAGCTATCTCTATTCCAATTGAAACTGGTTATCATATGTTATCTTATACTCTTGATTTGGTTTCTACCAATCCTATGGGTTCTACCAACTATGGTAAGTTAACTAACGTTTCCTTACAATTCACTCCATCTCAAGATGCTATTGATGCAACTGCTGGACTTGACCCTCAAGGTGGTGCTCCAATTGCTCAACAATATGAAACTGTTATCTGTGGTTTGAATCACAATATTGTTCGTATTGCCGGTGGAGCTCTTGGATTTCCAATTTTGTAGAAGCACTCTTGGTTTTCTATTTGTTTGGAATTTATACAAAGGGGCGTTCAAATTTCCTAATAATAAGCTTAAAGATTTATATTTTAATTATAAAATATAAATCCAACATAAAATGATTTCTTCACTAGATTATTACATTAAAAAACTAACTAAAGATATTGAAGCTAATACTCCTAAAACTATGTCAACTAAAAAAGAACGTATTTCTAAAGAACAAATAAAACGTAATCTTCATAATGAAATTCAAAATTATTTTAATAATAAAGGTTATAAATTATTAATTACTCTTGATGATATTACTGCTAAACATCAACCTTTACATTATATATGTTGTTGTGGAGCTGAAAAACATAAGGCTTTTAAAGAAATTTTATCAAGAAACTGCAGAGAATGTAAAAATAAAATTTTAACTAAAGTATCAACTAATTTTTCTGTCTGTCCAGATGACGACCCTACTGAAAAATGGGCTTCTGTGGAAGGAGGATTTGTTTCTACCAAAGGTAGAGCTTGTAATGCATTTGGTAAAATTTTAACAATTGAAGAAAGAGGACGATATTTTATAGGAGGAAAACTTCAATATATTACTATTTTAATGGCTAATGCTTTTAAAATTAATAATTATCATTTATTAGACGATAACGATAGTAAATATATCGTAAGACATATCGGTTTACCATCTTGTATTCCAACGTTAGAAACTATAAGAATTGGAACAAGGGAAGAAATAGGTAGAGAAAACGGACAGTTAGCTAGAAAATCTGATGAGTTTAAAGAAAAAATGAGAATGGACCTTGTTAAACATCTTGACAAGTTTAATTATAAGACAATCGAAGAATTACCAAATCATTTAATATTTGAAGATGGAAATATTTATAATAATAATAAAGGCACTGGTAATAATCGGTTTTTAACTTTTTCTAAAAGTGCTAAAAAATTTAAATCTAACCAGTATTATATTTTAAACACTACTGACAAGAGTTATAAAGTTCATCGTTTAGTTTGTTACGCTTTTCATCCTATTGAAGGAAAAACTAAACTAGAAGATTACAGCGATTTTCAAGTTAATCATATCGACGGTAACACTCTAAATAACTGTAAAGATAACGTAGAATGGGTTACTAAAAGTCAAAATATTCAACACGCTTATGACACCGGTTTAAATAAAAAACTTAGAGCGATAGTTCAGTACGATATGCAAAATAATTTTATTGCAGAGTTTGAAAGTATTGCTAAAGCGGCAAGAGAAACCAAGTATGCAGAACATCAGATAAGAGAGGTAGCAAAGGGTAGAATGAAGCCTACAGAATGTATTTGGAAGTATAAAGATGAAAGTAAGAATGAAGAGTTTAGTAAAAAGTATGCGTCAAAAGTAAAGCCACAAAAAAGAAAGATACAAGTTGAAGAAGAAGTAGAGTTAGTATTTGAAGATTAACAGATAAAAGTAAAGTTAACTATATAAAATTTTTATATTTTATTTTGATAAAATATAAAAAAATCTTTGTAATATAATAATAAAATGGAAAGAAAGTATTCTCACGAAAGAAAAAAGAGAGTATATGATAAAGAAAAATATAGAAATTATGAACCAGAAGATGAAGAAGACGATGATATAGACGAATTAGATATAGAAGAATTAAAAACAGATTATATTGCTATAGAAAATCCATATATAGAATTTAAGAAGGATTATTTAAGTATTGTTACAAGTATAACTAATTTCAGAACTTTAGGATATAATGAACAAGAAAAAAAGATAGAAATAACAATGAAGTCAAATAGACCATCAACTGTTATTATAGATAATAAAATGGTTGATATAAATAAATTAATAACTAAAACATTAAATACTAAATTAAGGTTAATGTCAAATAGAAAAGACGACAGACAGATAAACATGTATAAAGGTTCATCTTCTAAACAAGTTACACCTGTATTATTAGTAAAGATTGCTGAATTCTTTGACAAAAATATGGGAACAAATGTTACTGAAAATATATTAATTAAACCAAATAATACTAAAAATATAATTCCAATGAAAATTACACCAAGTGCAGTAAGTAATTTTTATAATTCTTTAGTTCATTTATATAGTGTTGATACAGAACAAAAAGATTACAATAGAAGACCTATATTTAAACAGTTTGATGAAGTTTTTAGTTTAGATGATATTGATTTAATATTATCATTTGGAATAACAATAGGAAAGAAATATTTATTTAAAATCCCAACAAAAGTGTCTAATGATAAAATATATAATATTATTGAAGATATTTATAAGGATAAAAACAAATACAAATATTATTTTGATTTACTAAATTGGTTTGATAGAAATGATTATAAGTATAGATTACCAATATTGTTATTTATAGATAGTTATCATGATTTTAGTAAAAAAGCAACTGGAGGGAAAGATAAAACTCTACAAACAGAAATAAATAAAATATTAAGATTACCTGAAAAATCAACTATTATGAATTATTATACAAATGTAGTATTTGATGAAAATAATTTTAGACAGAGAGGATATGAGTTTGAGTATGAAACTATTTTAAATAATTTAAATGATTTAGATACAGTTAATAAAAGGATAGAAATTTTTAAGATATTAAAAGAATTTGTAGGTAAGATAATAGGACAAGCATTTGAGAAAACATTTTTATATTTATATATGTATTATATTTACATAGATAAAAGATTTGATGGATATAATATATCTCGTAAAATAAGTGATTTTAAAGCAAATTATACATTTAATGTTCAAGGAACAGAAAAACAAAAAATTAATGTAAAACGATATACACAAGATTTTTTAATGAGAAATGAAAGTTATAGAGTGGGAAATACCCCAAAACATTTTGCTGTAGATGACAAATCAAAATACGTATATATACCAGCTGCTCTAATGGATGCAAATAAAGCAACTTCATCTAAAAATCCTAAAGATTATACAAAAGAAGAACCTATAGTTCAATATGATATTGGAAAATTAAAATTATTATATCTTTTTAATGATGATGGTTGTAATTTATCTGTAGTAGGTACAGAAGGAGATAATTTTAATCCAACATTTCAATTATATGCTGAACAAAGTTGTAAAGGACAAAAAATACCTATAGAGTTTGATGAAGGATTAGATGAGTATGAAAGAAAAAATACAAATACTATAGCAAAGAAAAATTTATATAATTTACAAGATAATTTAAAAGATATTGAAAATACATTGAAAAATAGATTTAATGTAAAAGATATAAAAAATTTAAGTACTAATTTTATCAAATTTTCAAACGGAAGTGACGGTATATCAAGAGGAGATGTTCTTTCGTTAATTTTGGCATTTTCTGATAAATTAACAAAATTAAATAAACCAATACCAATTGGATTAATTGATAGATTATTATCTCTAAAACGTTTAGGAGATTTTGGTCAAATTGAAAATTGTAAAAAATTAGATATTCCTCTTTTTACACAAGATTCAATGGAAAATTTATTAGCAATAGTTAATTGCACAAAAACTATATTTGGAAATAACCCCACATACATATACTATAATGGAACTGGAATAAATTCTAATAATAATACTGTTAACAATTTATTAGACCCAACATCAAGTTGTATACCTACTCCTACATTTATACAAAAACAACAAATTTATAGAAACTTTGAACCTGAATATAATGACAATATTATTACTGAATTTAAACAATATAAACAACTTGCAACTGATGTTTTAAATACAAAACGATTTAATACTCAAATTGCTCAATGGCTTAAAAATAGGTTTTTACAACTTTTTGTAAATAATATAATTTCAAAGCAATGTATAAATGGTATAAATAAGGAAGTTATAAAGTTAAATCATTGCAGTGATATTGATAAGAATATTATACTTAAAGTATTAACTAATTATTTAAATTTTTTAATAAAAATTGATACTGTATCTCAAACACAAAAATTAGATGATTTTATTTTATATTTATTTATGAAATATGATTTGTATGATTTAATAAATAATTTTACTTCTGGTTATACAAATAAAACAAAATATGCAACTTCTATATTACTTGAAACAGTATTTAATCAACTTTTATATGATATTAATAATATATGTGAATTAAATAATATATCAGGATGTAAAAATTTAGAAGATTATTTAACTGATTATCAAAAAGAATTAAAACAACAATTAAATCATAGAATACAATATGACGATGAATTAAAACATGAAGTAAATACTATATATAATAATGAAAATTTATATTATAAAAACACATATGCTCAATTTCAAAGAGATCTTATAAAAGACAAAAAGAAAGAACTTGATATAGATATTAGTGAATTAAAAAGAAAAGACAAAAATATAACAATAATGACTGACTCTATTAAATTATATCGTAAAAAAAATTCAAGAGACAATGTTCGTAAACAACTAAAAAAACGTTCATATAAACGTTAAATCACTCATAAAAACACTCCGAACACACCTCCGTATTTTTCATATTTATATGATCTTTACATAACAAAAACCACCTCAAACATTCTTTACAACATCTCATTTCACACGGTTCATCGTATCCCATCATAGCTTCGCAAATTCCATCGCAATAGTTGTAACTACAAATAGTAGTATGTTGTTCTATAAAATGTTTTTGGCAAACATTATATTTTTTATGATTTATACAAACATTAATATACTCATTACAAACATAACATTTTAACTTTTTAACAGCTCGTTGATTATTACAAATCATACAACTCATTTGTTTATAAACTTATTAAATTTCTTTTATAGTTTAATTAAAGATTTAATTAAACTATATAACAAAATGTCTCATTACGACACTTTAGGTGTTTCTAAAGACTCATCTCAAGACGATATCAAAAAAGCTTACAGAAAACTTGCCCTCCAACATCATCCTGATAAAGGCGGTAACGAAGAAACCTTTAAAAAAATATCAGAAGCTTATGATATCCTTTCTGATGAAGATAAAAGAAGACAATACGATACACCTTCAAATCCATTTACAAGTCAATTTCCTCAACACGGATTTAATCCTTTTGAAATGTTTTCAAATATGAATATCAATATTAATCCTTCAAATCCACAAGAAATAAAACTTGCTGATATTCAATTTTCTTTACCAATATCTTTAGAAGATTCTATTCGTGGTATTTCTCGTCATATTCCTATTACATATACTACAAAATGTGACTGTGTGTCATTTTGTAATAATTGTAATGGATATGGTAGTAAAATTGTTCAAGCAAGAGTTTCTATATTTGTAACTAATATTAAACAAGATTGTAATCATTGTAATGGAAGAGGAATTATAGGAAAATCAGATTGTAAAGATTGTGAAGCAACATTCTCAAAAGAAGTAACAGAAACATTAGATATTGTCATTCCTGCTGGTGTTCCAAATCATTGGACAATGAGAATACCAAAGAAAGGAACAGTTCCTATGAGAAGAAACGAAATACAAGGAGATTTAGTAGTGAATATAAATATAATGGAACATCCACAAATAAAAAAAGATGGAAATAATTTAATATATCATTATAATATAAAATTAAGAGATATATTAATAGGAGTTAATTTACATATTAATAAGTTTGGAGACAATCTTGTTGCAAATATTAATTCAAAACATTTAGAAAGTAAACAAATGATAATAAAAGGAAAAGGAATTACTTGGCAAAATAATACTGGAGATTTTATAGTTAAATTAAATATTGATTATAAATTAAAAGAATTAACAGAGGAAGAATTAAAGCTATTACAAGAGACTTTTGATAAAATAAGTTGGTAACTTTAAGGTTGGTAACTTTATTTTTTCTTTTTAGGAAAAGAACGATTAAATTCTTTCCATACTTTATTTCCTTCTTTAATACCTTTTGTAGGATGAGCATGAAAACGACTTCTTTGTTCCATTGTTAAACCAATTTGACGCATATGAGCAAATGTTATTTTTTTCTTTTTATAAAGATTTTTTAAACGTTTTATACTTTTTTTTGATTCATCTCTACTTCTAAAACGTAGTCCATGAACAGTGCCTTTAGGATTTTCATCTGTAAATAAGTCAGAATGATGCTCTGGTTTTTCGCCTTTATATTTACGAGGGACACGAGGCGTATATTTTTTACTTTTTTTAAGACGTTTAAGACGACGTTTAAAAAGAAGAGAATTTCCTGCCATTTATAATATTTATATATAAAAAATAATTTATATAAATATTTCTACAAACAAGTTATATCGTAACTTATAAAATTATTTAAAGATATTTTAAACATATATATAAATGTCACAAGAATGTATTTTTTCAAATGATAATAATGTCTTAATTTCATTAATAGATAATCCAAAATCATCTATATTTAGAACAAGAGACAATCACGAAGCATTATTTAGAAAAATTAATACATATTTAATTAATAATAATATTATAAAAAACAACATAATAGATTTAGGCTCTTGGATAGGTGATAACTCTATACCTTGGGCTAAAAATATAAACGGAATTGTTTACGCAATAGATCCTTCTAATTTTAACCTTGAATTTATAAGACAAACGTGTAACAAGAATAATATATCAAACATAATTACATTAAAATGTGCAATTAGTAATAAAGTAGAAGTAGTTTCTACTAATGACCATATAGACCATTGTTCATTTGTATATAATAATCCGAGTTCACAAGGAGTAAATAAATTTATTACTTATACATTAGATAGTTTATATGAACAAAAATTAATAGAAAATATAGGTTATATACATTTAGATGTTGAAGGTATGGAATATAAAGTATTACAAGGAGGAGAAAATATAATTAATAAATATAGACCAATTGTATCTTTTGAACAACATTTAGAACTTGACGATTATAATGTAATATTAAAATATTTTATTGATAAAAAATATAAAGTATTTTTAGTAGATGAAATTTTACTTGGATGTAGACTTGATTGTAGAAATTCTTTTGCATTTCCTGATGAAATATGTAGTTTAAAATTGATAAACAATATTAATACTTACATTGGAAGAAATATAATGATAAATAAAAATAACATATAAATTAAACTTTATATTATTTACAAATATAAATAATATAAAAAAGAGGTTACATATGACCATCTAATTCAACAAATTCATTACTACGTGGATAAGTAGCATTCATTCTATTATTGATAAAAGTACTTTGTAATTGTTGTAAATCATTTACATATTGATTACTATATTGGTCAATAGTAGTAACAGCTGGTATATTAACAATTTTATTCCATTCAGAACCGTCAGACCAAACAATTTTATTATCACCTACTAATCTTCCATTTAAACCATTACCATAAGTAATAAATCCTTTCATAGAAAGACCTCCTTTCATTTGAATGGTATCTGCAACATATTTATATCCAGATGAATAGAAGCGAAAACTTAGTTGATATGGATAATCGGTATTAACAAAAGGTTTTGGCGAATATAAAAAAATACCGTATACAGTTTCATTTGATGGACCAATCCAATAAGTGTTATCTAATTTTTGTGAAATTTGTTCTAATGATTGCATTCTTTTTAAAATAAACTAAATAAAATTCTTTTTTAATTTTTTTTCTTTTCATAATTTAAAATAATATAAAATATGCCATCTAAAAAATCTAATAAGAAGAAGTTGCCAACCGCTTTGAAACGTATGGCTGCTATTGCTAAGAAGTTATCCCGCTCTGGTAAATACAGAGGTAACCTTATGAAAGCAGCTGCTAAGGTTTATAGAAAGGAATATGGTAAGAAGAAGTCCTCCAGAAAGTCTAAGAGACATTCTAAGAGACATTCTAAGTCTCACTCCAAGAAGTCTAAGAGATCTAAGAAGTCTTCTAAGAAGTCTAAGAGATCTAAGCGTTCCAAGAAGTCTTCCAAGCGTTCTAAGCGTTCCAAGAAGTCTTCTAAGCGTTCTAAGCGTTCTAAGCGTTCCAAGAAGTCTTCTAAGAAGTCTAAGAAGTCTAAGAAGTCTAAGAAGTCTAAGAAGTCTTCTAAGAAGTCTAAGAGATCTAAGCGTTCTAAGAAGTCTAAGAAGTCTAAGAAGTCTAAGAAGTCTAAGAAGTCTAAGAAGTCCAAGAAGTCTAAGAAGTCTAAGAAGTCTAAGAAGTCTAAGCGTTCTAAGAAGTCTAAGAAGTCTAAGAAGTCTAAGAGATCCAAGAAGTCTAAGAAGTCTAAGAGATCCAAGAAGTCTAAGAAGCACTCTAAGAAGCACTCTAAGAAGCACTCTAAGAAGCACTCTAAGAAGCACTCCAAGAAGCACTCCAAGAAGCATTAAATTAAAATTTTTAGTGAATAATTTAAGTATTAATTATAATAGTTAAATTAAAAATAATTTAAATAATAGTTAAAAAAGTTTTTTTTATTTTTTTCTTTTAGATATAAATAAAAACATAATGGCTAGAAAATATTCTAAAAAGTCTATGAAAAAGCACTCAAAGAAGCACTCAAAGAAGTGTTTAAGAAAGTGTTCTAAGAAGTCTAAGAAGTCTAAAAAGTCTAAGAAGTCTAAGAGAAGATCTCTAGGTCGTGTTAAGAAGTCAGCTTCTAATCCATGTTCATTGAGAAACAAGAAGCAATGTGGAGGTGATCCAAATTGTCACTACGTTAAGAGACGTGGTTGTACTCGTAGAAGAGGAGCAGCAACTAAGGGACAAGTTTATGAAGGTCCAATGATGCCAGCTGATATGTACTAAATTGGTGTAAAATATATTAATTAATTATTTTGATTAATATATTAATAAAAATGTGTGAACAAGAATATATATTAGAAAACTATACATTAAAAGAAATTTATTCTCACGTATTTAATACCTACGAAGAGCTATGTTCTTATTTAACAATTATAAACGAAGACGATAAAGTACATATATTAGAATTTGCATCTGGAACTTTAACTTCTGGTGATAAAGTCAATGGAAGAAGATTTTGCGATAATATAGGAACCAATACAGGATATTTATATCATTCTCATCCAGTTTTTGCAAGGTCTTATCCAAGTGTAGAAGATATAATGAAATTAATAAAACATCCAAAAAGTTTTAAAGTTAGCATAATAGCTACAAGATGGGGTATTTATACTGTAAAAAATACAGACGTGTCTTTAGCTCAAAACAAAGTTATAAGTCAAAAAGTAAAAAATGAATATGAAGAAAAGATAGACAAAGCGACAAATAAGATTGGAATATTAGAAAATAAAAAAGGATTTGTATCAGATAAATATTTAACACCAGCAGATTTTAAAGGTGATTTTATGTCAAAATATTATAAAGTTAGATTAACAGACAAAGAAATTGAATATATCAGATTTCAACTTGAAAAAATTGAAAAACATACTTTAATGAAACTTAGTTTCTGTCCTTGGAGTGAATTGAGAGTTTAGTGAATAGTTTATCAATATTTGTTTTTTTTATAAAAACTTTATAATAATATCTGGTAGTTCCTTTTGGAGGTTGATAATTCATTTGTTTTTCTACAAATCCATATTTAACAATTAAATTCGTCATATTTTTCATACTATAATAATCATCTGTATAAGTATGTAAGAAGTCAAGATTTTCTATATCAGATGTAGACATTTCTCTTAAAGAATGGTCTAAGTCAATTAATGTTCTTGTGGCAATACTATCACAGTCGTGTTCTCTAATTAATAAAATACCATCTTCTTTTAAGACACGATTAATTTCTTTTAAAGTCATATCCATATGTTTAATATGATGAAATACTTGGAAAGCAGAAACTAAATTTAACGAATTATCTTCAAAAGGAAGAAGAGAAGTTGTAAGATATCGAAGAGTAACGTTTTTTGTATATTCTGAAATATTTTCAGTATTAAACCAAGATTTAATATCAGAAACAAAAACTTGTTCTTTATTTAATTTTAAATATTTAGCAATGGCTACCGTTAATTCTCCGTTAGCGCCACCAAAATCTAAATATTTAAATTCCGGAGTAATATCTAATAAATCAAAAAATCTAAATGAATTAAGGTCTTTGATACGTTGTGCGCCTCTATCGAAAGAAGTGTTTGGATTATATTGTTCGTGAATTGTTCTTAGTTTTCTATAGACAGAGACATCATTGCCAATAGTAGCGTCTTTTAATATGTCTTCGATAGTTTTGTAAGTATATTTTTTGTCTCTAGTCCAATAAAATATAATTTTTGCAATTAAATCTTGAAGATCTTTTTTCTTATTATATAAATTAATTAAAGCATAAAATTGAGTCAAAGTATATTGTGGATAATAAATAGAGGCTGATAAAGGTGCTACTTTTGGAATTTGTAAGTTATAATCTATATATTTATTGGCATTATTATTTTCTAAACCTTTAAGATAAATTTGGCCATAAGGACTGTATAACATTTGAATGCTAAAATAATAAGGTTGTAATATAATTTTTAATTTTCTTAATGATTGAGCATAATAAAACGAAGAGATATCTACTTTTGATGTTTTAACTCCAATAGATTTTAGAGTGATATAAAGACATTGTAAATAAAAGGCAGATAATCCAGATTTAATTATTTTATCATTTTTTTGAAAATCGTTTATTTCTGGATATTCTGAAGATATTATATTATATGGAAATTTATAATAATTTTTAATAGTAAACCTATCATATTCTTTTGTTTGTAATATATTTGTTAATTCTTTAATTAAAAGGTCATCGTATGTTTTATTTTCATTTGTAATTTTATAATTAGAATCACATAAATTAGCATATTCAAGTAATATTTGACTGTTAAAATCTCCTTCTATTTTTTTATATTTAATAAATTGATAAGGTTCAAATGTATTTTTTACAATATATTGGTCAATTGTATTATAATTTGACTTTATCATATATCCACAAGCATATTTAAGATATTCTATTAGAGGCATAAATTGGTCTAATACGATATTATTTTTAATAATATCAAAATCATCTTTTTCTAAAGCTATTTTCATTAAGTTTTTGAACGACTCGTTTGTTAATATATTTATAAAAAAGTCACCTTCTTCTTCGTTATGTTTGTATAACATAAATATTCCAAACATATAAATTAATCGGTCATTATAATTTGATAAATTATTATTCGTGTATACTACGTTATCAATGACAAAAGAAGGAGTTTCTTTAAAAGAAAATAATAAACGTTTTGAAAAAATAGTCATTACTTTTTCTAAGTCAATCGATTTCGTATCAAATCTTTTAGATTTATCAAGCATATATTGATTGACCATTTTATCATCAGTTATAAAATATTGAACTTTAGAAGGGTCAAATGAAACTTTATACAAATATTTAAAAGAATAACAAGTAAGTAAATAAGAAAGAAACATTGTTAAACTAAACGTTAACTCTTCTTCAAATTCAGGATATTCTTCGATGATTTTATTATTTTTTAATATAGAAGTTTTATAATATTCTTGAGAGAAAGTTCCAGTATGTCTTGAAACAGAGAGACAATAAGGAGTTTTATTAGAAAGAATATCTTGAATAATAGAACAAAGATTTTCTTTCTCGATAGGAATAACGTTTTTATAAGAAGTAAACTTATAATCTTTATATAAATTTAATATCGACATCTTATCAGATAATATTTGATATAATTACAATAAAATAATCAATTCATAAAATAATATTTTATAAAGTTAACTTTTTATAAAATATTTAACTATCAAGTATTTCTATCATTTCTTCAAAATTTGGAAAACACTTTTCAAAATTCTTTACTATGCCTCCAATCTCCTTACATATCTTACATCTTGAGGCTGAATGATTTTCAATCGACTTCATCTTATCTACTAAATCAATATAAATTGCACTGACATCGTCTCTTCTAAATATTCTTCCAATATATTGCATAAATTGTGATTTAACATCTCCTCCCGCAATTAACATATCAAGTTTTGGATGATCAAATCCAACTCCGCCTTTAGAGAACGTCGCGATTAATATTCTACAATCATAATTGCAAAATTTATCACTTCCCATAAATATATCAACGTCTTCTCCATACGCTTTTAAAATTTCTTTGAGAATAGTTGCATGTTCTTTTCTATTAACTAAAACAAGAATGTTTCGTTTTGAAAAATATCTACAAAGATTTACAATAAGTTGATTTCTATCTTTATCTTTTGATTGACTTTCTAAAACACTACCCCAATCAAGCATTCCCACGACATTTTGCTTAGCGTCTGGTTCAAATCCAGTTTTAATTTTATATACATTAAAAGATTTATTCATATTTTTTACAATCATATCAGGACCTACGTATAGTTCTAAAATTCTATCTAAACCATCTTGTCTAATCGGAGTAGCACTAAGACCAATAAGATATTTTGGAAAAAGATAATGGAGAGCTTTAGAAAATGTGGTTGTGCAAATAGTATGAATTTCATCTACAACAACAGTTCCAAATGGTAAAAAAAAGTTTCTATCTTTTTTTGGAACATTAATAACATTAGCAATCATAATATCAGCTTCTCTTGATTCTCCCTTTTTGCCAAGGATACAATAAGTTGTTTCTGGAAGATATTTTTTAATAGCTAAAATCCATTGTTCAAGAATGATACTACGATGACATAACACAACTGCTTTTAATTTCATTTTAGATAGAAGATAAAGAGTAAAAATAGTTTTTCCAAACCCTGTATGTAAAGATAAAATTACACTTTTACTTTTATTAATAGTATCAAGTGTTTCTTGTCTAATGTCTTTTTGACGTTGAAGAAGTTCACCGTTAAATTCGATATCAATTTTTTTATGTTCATATAAACTAAGTTTAGGAACTGTAGATTCAAGATGTTGAAAATAATAACTAAAAGGAATACAAGCTGCTTCTATATTATTTTGTCCAGATTTAAACGAAAATGCATCATAACATTCAATAACAATTTTTTTAGCAGGTAAATTAAAACCTTTGTAAACTTTGGTATCATTAGATACTGGTTTTACAAGAAGGTCAATGTTAAGTTGCTTTTTTTGATTAGTAGAAAGAGTTTTAATATCAACTAAGACACTCATTGTATAATAATATAATTATATTTATTATAAAAAATCATTTTAATTAATGTTTAAAAAACCAAATTACATTAAATAAATATTAATGAGGGATATTACGGAGTGTAGATTATGTAAAAGTTTAAATTTAAAAATAGTAATTGATTTAGGAAAACAAGTAATTACATCTCGTTTTCCATTATATGGAGATTTTTCAACTCCATCCACTGATATTTCTTTATGTTTTTGTAAAGACTGTGGTTTACTTCAATTATATCAAATTATTGATTCTTCAGAATTATATGAACACGAATATGGTTATCGTTCTGGATTAAATTTTACTATGAGAAATCATTTAAAACAATATAATGAAGAAATTTTATCAAAAGTATCTTTAAATAAAGATGATACTATCGTTGACATTGGTAGTAACGATGCAACTATGTTAAAATACTATTCTTCTGATTATAAAAGAATTGGAGTAGATCCTACTGGTAAACAATTTAGAAAATATTATGAGAATGTAGAATTAATTGATACTTATTTTACATTTGATAATTTTAACAAAGTTTATAAAAATTTAAAAGCAAAGATTGTTTCGTCTATTTGTATGTTTTATGATTTACCAGACCCAGTTCAATTTGCAAAAGATATTTATAATATTTTAGAAGATGATGGGATTTGGACTTGCGAACAAAGTTATTTACCATTTATGTTAAAGACAAGTAGTATTGACACTATTTGTCATGAACATATTGAATATTATGCATTACATCAAGTTAAGAATATTGCAGATAGAACAGGATTTAAGATTATTGATGTAAAGTTTAATGATAGCAATGGTGGAAGTTTTAGAATTTATTTTGCAAAACAATCATCAACCAAGTATGAAGAATGCACAGAACTAATTAATAAGATATTACAAGAAGAAATTGATATGAATATTATGAAAGAAGATACTTATATTACTTTTGAAAAACATTGTAGAAATCAGATTGGAAAATTAATCAATTTTTTACAAGAATTATCAATTAGTAATAAAAGAGTTCATATTTACGGAGCATCTACTAAGGGAAATTGTTTATTACAATTAGGAACTATTGATGAAAATTTAGTTGAATACGCGGTTGAAAGAAATTTAGATAAAGTTGGAAAGATGACATCAACTGGAGTTAAGATTATAAGTGAAGAAGAGATGAGAAAAAATCCACCAGATTATTTGTTAGTTTTACCTTGGCACTTTAAGAAAGAAATGATTGAAAGAGAAGATGAATATTTATCAAATGGAGGTCAGTTTATATTTCCATTACCAATATTTGAAATTGTAAGTAAAAAACCAAAATTATTATTAACAGGAGCGACTGGATTTATTGCTGGTTATTTTAAAGAACAATATTCTAATAAATATAATATTCATACTGTTTCGTGTGCTTTTAAAGAGATTTATACTGAATCTATATGTAACTATATAAAGCACATAAAACCAGATATTATTGTACATTTAGCAGGAATTTCAAGTTCAGTTTATGCATTTAATAATCCAATTAAAACTTTAGAAGCAAATGGTATGTTTGTAGCAAAGATTTGTGAAACAATTCATCAAAACAAATTAAATTGTAAATTATTTAATGCTTCAAGTTCAGAAATTTTCAAAGGACATAAGATAATGACTGTAGAAGATGATAATAAAAATTATAATCATTTACATCCATATTCTATAGCAAAGATTATGGGTCAACAGATAGTAGATTTTTATAGAGAAACCTATAATTTACCATTTTCAAATGGTATTTTATTTTCAGTAGTTTCGAAGAAGAAGGGACCAGAATTTTTATTAAGTAAAGTTGCAAAACACGCAAAAGAATGGAATAAAGATAGTTCTCCATTACAAGTAGGAAGTTTAAATTCATTTAGACAATTAATTCATCCGTTAGATGTTGCAGATGCCATTGATATTATTATTAGTCAACCTGTTGGTAATAATTATGTAATTACTAATACAGAAAGTTCAATGAGTATGTTAAGTATGGTTTGTAATATTTATAAGATGAAGGGATTTGAACCAATTGTTTGTGATAATTTAATAATTGATAAAATTTCAAATTTAGTATTAGTTCATATAGGAGAAAGTAAAGATGGATTAGATAAAGATCTGATTAATATTGAAGGAAAATCATCCAGATTAATATCTTTAGGATGGTTACCAAAAAAGTTAATAAATGATATAATAGAAGAATTAGTAATTTAAATATTTAATTTGTTTCAAATTAAATATGTTAGTAGAGGTGTCAGTAGGAGAAGCAATCGATAAATTAAATATTTTAGAAATTAAACAAAGCAAAATTCAAGATAAAAATAAATTAATAGAAATTGAAAAAGAAATAAATGAGTTGAAAGAATGTGTTATAATAAAGAATAAAAATTTATATTATTATAATTTATTAAATTATGTGAATACAACTATTTGGAATTTAACAGACTTTATTAAAACTTTACCTATAACTCATCTTAATTTTGCAAATATATCTCATAAAATATTTGAATACAATCAAAAAAGATTTAGATTAAAGTCTATATTTAATGAAAGAAATAATTCTTTAATAAAAGAACAAAAAAGTTATTCTCAAAATCATTGTAAAATAATTATAAATTCATTAGAACAAATTCATACTAAATTTGCTGAAATATATTATTTATCATTAGATTATGATACTATATCATTCTCACTTTACAATGATTTAATAAAAAATACTTTTAAAACTTCAAATTTTTTATATAATGATAATTTAATAAACTATAAAGAAGTCAATATAAATGATATTATATTAACAAATGAAGAAAGAAATATTTTTGAATTACATGTAATTAATTATATAAGCGGAGGTATGTTAGGAGATTTTATACATCAGTTATCAATAATAAAAGAAATATATTTAATATCAGGTAGAAAAGGAATATTATATATAACTGATAAAATAGGCGATCATTTTTCAAATGGACTTGAAAATACTTATAAAGATATATATGATGTTGTAATAAGACAAGATTACATTAAAGATTTTAAAATATATAAAGGAGAAGTAGTTGATATTAATTTAAGTTCTTGGAGAGAACATCCAAGATTATATAATGATACTTTTTATAATATTTTTAAAGACATGTATAATGTTGATTGGGCAAGCCATCCTTGGTTAAGTAATATAAAAAAAGTGGATAAATTGAGCAATAAGATATTAATACATAGTGGAAGTAGATTTTTCAAAACTCTTAATATAGAAAAATTATTATCGATGTTTGGTCACGACCTTATTTTTATATCATTTAATGAAAATGATTATATTAATTTTATTAATCATACTAATGTATGTTTACCATTTTATAAAGTAGACAGTTTTGAAGAAATATGTGTTGCAATTAACTCTTGTAAATTATTTATAGGAGGATTATCGTCACCTTTAACAATAGCACATGCATTATTTAAAGAAAGAATTGTTGCATTTCCAGATTATAGTTTAGGGGGTGATAATGGTCATATTAGTAATTTACATCATATATGGCCAAATATTCATTATTCTTTAGAAGAATATGAGAATAAAGATGTTAAATAAAGGATAAATAAATTTACATAGAAAAAGAATTTTGAAAGTAATTTTTCTTTTTATTTTTATTTTTTTTCTTTATAATAATTAAAAACTATGTCATTCTATCAATCTAATAACGCAAATATTATCAGATTCGCAATCAACAATCCTGCAAAGAAAATTGTTGCACCTTTCGCTAACATCAAGAGAATCGCTTCTGTTTCTTTTGTTGGATCTGGTTATAGTGGTTACTTCACTGGAACTTCTGCTGGAACTTTAAATAACAGCTTTTTATTAACTCCTGAACAAATTCAAAATGGTGCTTTAATTATTAACCCAGTTATTAATACTGGAGCTAATTATACTTTACCATCTGCATATTCTTTACAAGAATTCCTTGGCGGTCGTGGTGCTTTTAATATGATTTCTCAAAATACTGGTGCTAATGACTTTTTTGTTTTAAATGTTTATAACATTGCTACTGTTACTGGTGTTATTCATTCTTTTACTGATGGAACTAATCAAAAGACTATTACTCAAGCAGCTATTGCTAATGATGCTGTATTAACTCCAGTTTTAATTGAATTTACTGGTGTTAATAGTTCATATGCATCTGTTAATAATGCTCCTAATTATGTTGGTTATACCATTTATTAAAATTATTAATAAAAGTTTTACAATAAATTTTTAATTATTATTTTTTTCTTTATAATAATTAAAAACTATGTCATTCTATCAAACTACTAACGCTTCAATTGTAAGATTTCGTACTGTCCCAAGAAAGACCGTCGCTCCATTTGACGCATTGCAACGCGTTGTTCAAGTTCAATTAGTTACTGGTTATACAGATGGTGCTGCAGCTATTCTTGCTCCATTAACTCCTGAACAACTTCAAAATGGTGTTGTTATTATTAGTCCTACTGCTGCTTCTGTAGATACTTTTGCTCTTCCATCTGCTTATGCTTTACAGCAATATTTTGGAGGTCGTTTTGCTTTTAATATGGCTGCTAATCAAGTTAATGTTGGTGCTGGAGCTAATCAATTAAATGGAAATAATGATTTCTTTTTAATTAACTTTTATAATCTTTCTCAAACTGCAGGTGTTTTAGTAAATTCTGATAATACTCAAACTAAACCTATTACTGCTGCTACTATCCCAAATGATGCAGTTATGACTCCTGTTTTATTAAGATTTAGCGGTGTTAACAGTCCTTTGGCAACTATTAATGGAGTTGCTAATGCAGTTACTTATACTCTTTATTAAAAATCTAAATTTAACTTTATTAATATTCACAAACATTAATAAAGAATAAAAAAAATGTCATTTGAAAAAAAATATTAAAGTAAAATTAATTATTATTTATTTTTTTCTTTATAATAATTAAAAACTATGTCATTCTATCAAACTAACAATTCATCTATTGTAAGATTTACTGTTCGTGATCCTGCAAGACAAATAATTGCTCCTTTCCAAACTCTTCAAAGAGTTGCTCAAATTCAAAAGATTGGTGCTGGTACTGGAGCTCACTTTACTGGAACTTGTGCTGGAACTACTAATAACAGCTTTTTATTAACTCCTGAACAAATTCAAAATGGTGCTTTAATTATTAACCCAACTGGTGCTGCTTCTGGTGTTAATCCATTTTCTACCTATACTTTACCATCTGCTTATTCTTTACAAGAATTCCTTGGTGGTCGTGGTGCTTTTAATATGGCTGCTAACTTAGTTAACGTTAGCGCTGGAGCTAATCAAATGACTGGTCCTAATGACTATTTCATTTTAGATGTTTATAATTTAGCAACTAATACTGGTGTTTTCAAAGCATTTAATAATGGTTCTGAAAAAGTTATTCAACCAGCAGTTGCAGGAGTAGGTAATACTGATGCAGCTGTTACTCCAGTTTTAATCCAATTTTCTGGTGTTTATAGTCCATATGCAAGTGTTAATGGTGTTCAAAATACTGTTGCTTATACTCTTTATTAAATACTTTAATTTTTATTTTTATTATAAAACTAAAAATTACATTTAAATTTTTGGACAATAATTATAATCAAGAGGCTTTTTAGAGTCAAAATATCCCATTCTTTCAGCTTTATCCAATAATTGTTTAAAATTATTTTTGAATTCGTCACCTTTATGTTCCATGTCAACACTTTCACTAAAAGCGTGAGCAAGTTCATGTAAAGCAACATACATTAACATATTATAATCGTAATATTTTCCGTCTTTGTCTTTGATGCATAAATAAACCATTTTTTTGTCTTCAGTAAAGCTTTCATTAGAAGCATTAAAAACTAATTCTTTAGATCTTGGATCAATATTTATCAAGTCTTCTCTTAGTTTAGAAATAAATGGATCATCGTAAGAATATACTCTATTAACACAGAGGGTAACTAAGACAATTAATAAAAAAGCAAATATTAAAATAAAATGGTCTGAATTTAAATAAGTCATTTATAATTAATTAAATAATTTTTTTTCTTTTTTTTCTCTTATTTATCATAAATGAGTCAAAATATTTTACCACTTGGTCTTGCTTTATTGGCAGGTTCGTTTTTATTATTTAACAACTCTAATTCAAAAAGAGAAGGTTTTAGAGCAGATGATATGATTCCAACCGGTGGTCCAGCAAGCGCTAATACTGTTCTTAATGGACAACAAGGTATTATGGCTGGTCCTAGTAATTTTCCTTCTATTCCTTCTGTAAGAAGTGATGTAAATGGAACTATTCAAGCTGCAATGAGAGCTACTGCTCCAGGACAAATGTCTGCTTCTGGTGCATCTTTTACTAATGGAAGTGGTTCTCCTGTTGATTATAAGTCTATTGGTTCTTATAGCCAAAATACTTTATTAAGAAATAATTTATTAACTTCTGAACAAGTTGCTAAAGCTCTTAAAGATGTTTATGGAGGTAAAACTCCAGAATTACAATCTGCACAAGATTTATTACCTATTCCTGATATGAAATATTCTTCAACTATTGACCCAACTAACCCACAAAACTTTATTTATGATAGAACTCTTTTCGCTCGTTTAAAGAGACGTTATGGTAATGGTGTTGACTTTATTCGTGGTGATATTGATATTAAGCCTGAATATAGAGGATGGTTTGATATTAGACCACCAGCAGATAATGATTTGGTCCAAGGTTATTTCGACAAATATATCGATATCGAACAACAAACCGCAATTCAAGATTCTATCTTCACCAGAAATACTCCTATCTCTGCTATCGAAGAAGGAAAAGTCAATCCTTGGGGAAAGACTTACTTACTTCCTGGAGTCGACAATCAAACTTCTTCTCGTTTTGGAGGTTTATAAATTTATTTCACAATTTAAATTTAATAAAAAAATTTAAATTGTTTATTCTTGATCTTCTTCCATCATTAATATTTCTTTTTCTTCAGTTTCATCATCATCTGTATCAGTATCCGTTTCTTCTTCTTCTAATTTTGGTTCTTCAGGCTCTGTTGGTTCATATGATCTTTTCTTTGAATGTTTTTTATCATGTTTTTTAGAAGAATGTTTTTTACCACCACGTTTACTGCTTCTTTTTTTTCCTCTTGACTTTCTATCTTTTATCTTTTTTTCTTCTCTTGAACGAGATTTACTCTTTGACTTGCTCTTTGATTTAGTTTTAGTCTTCTTTACTTTCTTTGATTGTTTTTTGTCGCTTCTTTTCTTATCCTTTGACTTACTCTTTGACTTAGTTTTATTCTTTTTTACTTTCTTTGATTTTTTGCCGCTTCTTTTCTTATCCTTTGACTTACTCTTTGACTTAGTTTTATTCTTTTTTACTTTCTTTGATTTTTTGCCGCTTCTTTTCTTATCCTTGGACTTACTCTTTGACTTAGTCTTTTGTTTTTTAACTGATTTTTTACCACTTCTTTTCTTCATTTTAGGAGATTTCTTAGGAGACTTAACTGGAGAACGTTTACAAACTCCACCTTTACAAACAACTTTTGATGCCTTTTCAGAAGCATCTAATTGCCATCTACAGACACCAGTGCTATCTATAACAGAATTATATAATTTACCATCATTTCCTCTTCTTCTTTCACCGCAACATTTATTAGCAGGAAATGGAGGAGAGTTACGGTCAGAATATTTTTTAGTATTTTGTTTTACACAACCAGACATTATTTTATTAATATGTATAATAAAATAATTTAATTATTTTTTTATTTAACATCCCAATACCTTTTGAGCATTATACCAACGATTTAATCTATCATCTAATCCATTATATCCACCATTAATTGCTTTAGTTAACTTCTTAAAATTATCTGTAGTTCCGTCACAAAATCTATTTAAATTATTTACAGTCCAATACCAAACTGCCGAATTAAAACCGTGACTTGGTACAACTAATAATTCAGGATTGGCAATAAAATCATCCTTAAAATAATCACTAACACGTCTATAATTAGACCTTCCAGTAACTTGAATTGCACCTCTACCCTTATATCTTACACCATCTCCTTCTTGACAGTTTCCTAAATCCTTACATCTACCTTCATACGCACTACCAGAAGCTAATTCTTCAAACAACATCAAATCAGCAGATTCGTGACCAACTTGTGCTGCAAATGCTGAAATAATTTCACATCTAAATCTTGGAAGAGAATTAGTTAAAATTAATCCAACTGCCCTATTAAACCAAGGATATAATACAGTAGCACGACCTGCACTTACTGATTTAAATAAACTTCTAAATTGGTCATAAGTAACATAAGCAGTAGGTATACTAGGAACAGGATTAGGATCATTTACACAACATTTAGAAAGTCCTGAACATAATCCATTATAAATGCCACCTTGACACATTGAAGTAAAAACACAATTTCCATTAAAATTATTAATCTTAGTTTGACAAGCAGACACCCCTAAATTAGTTGCATTTAAACCAGTAGCTTGAGTTAATGCTAAAAAAAATAATAAAGCACATACAACCTTCATTTTTTGTTATATATAAAATTTATTTGTTTAAATTATTTTAAAATTTAGACAAGTTTACTTTGATTGGCAACCTCTACCTTTTACTTTTTTATATCCAGGAGGACATCTGATATTACCTCTTGAAGAACCTTTCTTTGATTTCTTACCAGATTTCTTTGAAGAACGTTTACCACTTCTTTTTTTAGATTGTTTGCTTACACGTTTACCAGAACGTTTACTAGAACGTTTGCTAGAACGTTTACCAGAACGTTTGCTAGGCTTTACACATCCAGTATGATGACCTTTAGCACGAGAGCGACGAAAACCAGGTGGACATTTGATATTAGACATTTTAATTATATAATAATAAAAAAAATTATTATATAAAATTTAACTTAACTTTTTAATACATCATTTCAAAATCTTCATCATCCTGTATACATAATTCATTTTTTAATATATTATTATTTGCTGTATTTAATCTACTAGGACCCCAAGGATCTAATAAAATGCGCATAATATCACTTGTTTTTACAGATTTTTTATCAATTGTGTTAGATTGTTCTTTGGTATATTTAGATAATAATTTTTGTTCTTTATTTGATAAAAAGATATCTCCAGTTTTGTCTTCTTTTGTATATAAATGAACAATACCAGTACCTGTGCGAATTTGTTTTCCAACACAAACAGAAGCAGAAGCACCTATTAAATGGTCTTTTTCTCCAGCAATAGCAGCTTGAATAACATTATCAAAAGGTTGTTCAAAACATATTTTAGCGAGAGGTCCTACTTGTTTTCTGTCGATACCATAACGAGATACAGATGTAATTTTTCCATTTGTAGTCATACTTGCAGTTAAAAGGTCTAAATGACGTTTATTAAGATTAGGAAGATTAATAAAAAATTCTTCTTCTAAAAAGTTTTTAGCAGCATCAATACCAAATACTTCATAAACGTCCCATATATTATTACTTTTACATTTATAAGGAACAACCATAGGATGATTAATAATTTCTCTATAATTACAACCTTTAGTAGTGATAGACCATTCTCCATTTTTTTCTTCTGTAAAATAACATTCTTCAATACCAAATAATCCAGAAACTGGACATTCGTATATTAAGGGAATGACAACGTCTTTAATAAAAAAATAAACTTTATTTTCATCATTAATAAAAAATGTAAATCCACTTTGAAGGTCATCTGTATTTTTTGCTTGTTTTTTTTTAATAATATTAATCGGATTATCAATATTACTGGTTACCCAAATATCAATAATACCAGTAGTATCAGGATAAAAGACGATAGATACTGTGTCATTAATACAATTTTTAGAGTTACCAGAAAGAGATAATTTAATACAACTGGCAATATAAGATAATGATTTTTTAATTCTAAATACATGTTCTAATGAAAGAGTAAGTCTAATTCTCCAATCATATTGAATGAAAGTATCATCATAAAAAGTTTTAAAAAAGTTATGATATTTATTTTCAAAGTCGGTGGCAGGAGGACGATATTCGATTTTAATTTCTTTTAATAAAGATTTAATATTATAATAAGTAAATTCTTTGTCACAAATTTCTTTAATAAAATATAGGTTTTTAAGGTCTCCAATTTCTGGTTTTAAATAAATTAAACAACTTGGAGTTTTTACTATTTTACTTACATTTAATAATTCTTTTAAACGAGGAACACCTGTTGTTAAAGCAACTTTACCTATACCTGCTGAATGAAAACTATTTAAAGATGCTTGAGTATTTTGTTCACCTATAGAAGAAGCAGCAATACATCCAACATTTTCTCCAGGATGTAAAAATGAAGAATCATAAGAAAATTTAATTTGTTCTTTTAATAAAGGAATAATTTCTGGATAAACCTCTACTTTTACAAGTTGTTTTTTAATATTTGAAATAACATTATAAGTAAGAGCTTCAGCTATTTCTTCGTCAATTTTATTATTAGATGAAATGACTGAGCAGATATCATTGATTTCTTCTGAAGTTAATTTACGTTTTAACATTTGAATAATTTTAAGATGTTATACCTTGAAATTATAAAATATAAATCATTTTATTTTTTATATATTTAAAAACTCAATGTTAATTTTTTAAATGGACACTAATCTTAATCATTCTCAATTTTTACAAACAAAAAAAGAAGTTTGTGAACTATTAAATAGCACAAAGAACTTAAACAGTGCAAAACGGAAAATGGAAGCATTATCTAAAAAATTAAATTATATTCAACTTTTTTCAAAACAAGGTGTGCAAGGTCTTGCTGGACATTTAGAAATAAAAAAGAACAAAATTCCTTTTGTATTTAAAGTTAGCGTAGAATTAGACAAAAGCATAGAACATGAAAATAGTGTATTAGAATCATTAAATACTATAAAACCATTTTGTCCTAATTTTATTGGAGTTTATAATATGCAGGAATTACCTGTTAGTAGAATGTTTATTTTAGAAAATAAAGAGGATAGCGAATACGAAGACGAAAGTGAAGACGAAAGTGAAGACGAAAGTGAAGACGAAAGCGAAGACGAAAGTGAAGACGAAAGTGAAGACGAAAGCGAAGATAAAGATGAAAGTTCATCGAGTGAAGATGAGATTGATTTAGAAAATTTAAATTTATTTACATTTGATAACGAGTATAGCTTGAATAATGTATTATTTTTAGAATATATTAGTAATATGAGTTTAAAACATGTTATGAAATATTCAGATAAACATATTTTATATTCTCAGATTTTATCTTTATTATGTGGGTTGTATATTGCGCAAAAACATCTTCGTTTTACTCATTATGATTTACATATTGATAATGTTATGTTACGTAGTATAGAAGAAAATGCTGTATTTGTTTATAATTTAGGTAATGAAGCATTTATTGTTCCTACTTTTGGAGTATATCCTGTAGTGATTGATATGGGTAATAGTTATTGTCAACATTTAGAAGAACAAAGTATGAAATCAAGTCCAAGTCATTATGATAAAGGATTACAGCCAACATTTTATGATAATTTTAATGACATTCATCATTTTTTGTTAAGTTTATTTTATGAAATTGAAAAAGATAATGAAGAATATTATTTTTTAAGCACAAGATTAATGTGGCATTTTAGACATTTACCATTATTAAGAAAGAAAGGATGGAAGATGTTACCTGTTGATGTAATTAGAAATGTAAGAAAGTATATTAAACAACTTTGTCCAGAATTATATAAATTATCAAGTTATCATGATATGGATAAAGATTTTATTGAAGTATTATCTTACGGTATTAAATTGCCGTGGAAGGAAGAATTAGATGAGGATATTTATAAAGAATTTAAAAATGAGAATATAGAAGATACAATAGTAGATGGATTAAAAAAATATTTTGTTGAATTTTTTAGCGAGTTTCAAAAGTTTGATGAGATAGAAGATTTTGAAGATCCATATGATTTATTATTTGTATTAAAAGAGATAGTAGATTTAGTATATTTACATTCTAAAAGTATAACAAAGAATGTTGATAAATTTTTAGTAAAACGTTTAGTAAATGAATTAAAGGCGAGATTATTATGTTGTTTACAAGATATTCCAGAAGATATTGATTTTGGAAAATTATTTTATAATTGTAAGATATCAATAAGTTTAATTCGTACGATGTATTATAGGGAAGTGAAGCCAAATATTGAAAAAATTAATGATTGTTATTCAAATATGGAAATAAAGAGTATAATTGATATTATTAAATTAATCAAGAGAAATACGTCTGTAAGATATGTATATAATAGACATACTATATTATATATTTGGGATAGTGTGAATAAATGTTCAAAGAAATTGATGCTAAATAGCTTAATGAAAAATGAAGAAGTAGAACGATTAAATAATGATCATCCAACTTTATCTGAATATAAGATATTAAAATTATTAAAAATGAAAAAGTAAATGTTGAAAATAAAAGTTTTTTTTATATAGTTATATATAAAAAAAGATGAGTTGTATATTAAACGGAAGATGTTGTGAAGAAAAAACAGACACTCCTTGGTTTGAAGATTTTACAAAATTATTTTGTTCATTATCGCCAATCCCCCATGGAAGTTTAACATCGGGAGAAAGAATAAATTCAATAACAAGAATGACTTTATATATATTTTTGTTAATGTTGTCCTCAAATTATAAGTTTAAATTTCAATTTTTGACATTAAGTTTAATATTTATTTTCTTACTTAATAAATTAGCAAAAGAAAAGAAAATGACAGAAAATTATGCATTTTTATCTCCTCCTAATAATAATAATATGAATTATCAAACGCTTTCTGAAAACGGAATTCACGCAAGACATAGCAATTTAGTTCTTACTAACCAACCTCAACTTGCATCTTATACTGATTATAAAGGTAGTGCAATACAGTCTTTCTTAGATGAGAATGGAAACTTACTTTCTCAACCAGTTATTGAAGAAAGATTGAAATATCAACAATTAGAGCAAAATATGCCAATGTTTTCTAACAATAATTCAAATAATTATAAAGGAGATACATCATTAGCATTAAAAACTGATAAATTTAATTTTGAAGGTGGACAACGAGTAAATAATGCAGGAATTCAATTTTATTCTCTTAATCAAGGTGTTAATCGTAGAACTATGGTAGAACCTATTATTACTCCTAGAGCATATGATTTAGAATATTGGGGTAAAACTTCTACCAATATTGATAGAATTAATAGACGTAATTATACTGATATTACTGAAGACGAATTATTTAGACAAGGTGGACCAGTTGGTGGTCTTGGTGTTGAACAACAATATGTACCAAGAGTTAGAGGAGCAGTAGAACCAATGAATTCAGTAGGAGACCAATCATATGATGGTTATTATGGTTCTAATGAGTTTTATTATGGAACAGATGATAAAAGAGATTATGATAATAATATTGCTCCAATATATTCACCACAATTAAATAAAGATGCAACAATTAAACCAATTTACAATCCTGGGAATGTTTCAAAACTTGAAGAAATTACCAGAGATTCAAATTATTTATTTAATAAAAATAATAAAAAAAATAATATCCATAATATAGATAAAGAAGAAATGATGAACACATTTAATACAAATCAATATAATGATTTGACTGCAAAAGCAACATCTAACAATAATGTTCCTGCTAATATTTTAATGATCGAAAAAGATCCAGCTTATGAAAATTGGTATGGCAAAAAACGTGCTCCAGAAAAACCTAAAGGTATCAGAGAAGGATTTGATTTTATGCCTGCTGATTCTGCTGATAAAGTAGCTCAAACATTTGGTTCTCTTGGTAAAACTACTCCTGTTGGTAAAGATTATAAATTACTTTCAAGAGTTCCTGAAGGTACTGTTTTACCAAAAGTTACTCCTGTAACTGAACAAATGTTAAATGCAAGTCCTACTTACGTTTATAATGACCAATTTTTCAATGAACCTTCTAAACGTATGTTTTTACAAGATATTCAACCTAAAATTTATTCTTGGGCCGTTGAACAAACTCCTATTAACTCTAATATTGGTATTTCTTATAATCCTCAACTTCCTCCTAGAGTTTTAGACCAAGTTTATAGCAGAGAAGGTCAACAAGGTGCTTATCCATTATATTCCAGAATTGACCCTCAACTTGTTAGAACTGATGGTACTGCTGGAGAACTTGCTAATAATCCTACAAGAACTAATTGGTCTGCTGAATACAGTAACTGGGTCCCTCCACCAGGAACTATTAATTTTGAAAATATTTATGATCCTCGTTTTACTTCATATGGTGATCCATACAGAAGTTATTCTGATATTAATTTAGGTCAAGTTCAATATTATTATTCTGATGTTGATGCTTATACTATGCCTAACTTTATATCAAGAAGTAATGTTGATTTTATGGAATATAGAACTCCTCAAAATCAAGTATGGCCTGAATATGAACGTACTGCATCTGCTGACCAAGTTAAACCTTTTGTTGAAAGTCAATATGCTGCTGATAACTTATTTTTTAGAGAAGATTTAATGGAACATCAGATGAGCAAACGTAATCGCGAAATGTGGCAACTTAGACAGGCTCCATTGACCCGAGCTGCTCATAGTAATATGCCATTTGGACCTAGTTAAATTTTTAAAATTTTTATTAATATTATTAATAAAAATTAACTTTCTCATTCACAATGATGCTGGATGAATAATTGCAGGATCATATTTGATTTGTGGTTTATTAAATGTTTTATAAATTAAATATATTAACATTAATATCAATAAATTTTCTATAACATTCATTTTTATTTATATCAAAATATTTTTTTATATTATTAAAATATCTTGTTCACTAATATCTTCTTTATCATACATTATATGCTCATAAAAACTTATCAAATATTGATCATTTGTATTTCTTATTATCTTATCTAAATGCTCACAAAAATCATCTGATATCACATTTGACCTATTCTCTTCCGTAGATAATTCATTTAACTTTTCTACTGTCTTTGTCTTAAAAACTATATTCTTCACATTATCTAACTCGGATAACTCTTTAAATATCGCTGACTTTTTTAATGCCTTAAATTCTTCTATTGCATCTCCTTTCAATGCTATCTTATACTCTATATCAGATTTTAACATCTCTTTTACTTCTTCTATATTATTTATATCTACATATAAAATCTTCTTTCGTTTTATCTGTAAATATACATCTTCAAAGTTTATTTCATTATTTTCTATACTTATTAAACAAAGACTTTTATCACTTCCTTCTCCATATGAATGTTGTAAACTACTTCCTGTATAGTATAAATTCTTTTTTACTCGTTGTTTATCGTGAATATGTCCACTTATTAACATCGGATATTCTTCTTCCCATTCTTCAACATCTTGTGCTACAATTGCTCCCATCTTTGCTCCATTTAATGTTTGATGTCCAAAAATTATTTTGCTCTGTTTCCAATCTGATATTAAATCAAGTGCTTCAATAAATCTTCCTTCAGGTACGTAAGGACATAATGTTATAAAAATATCATTTGAGACATTAAATTTTGTAGGATAATCTACAACAGTAATTGTTCCCCATTCTTTTAAAATGTTAAGCCAATGATTTTTTGTTAAAAAGATAGAATTAGAAGTAGCATCGTGATTTCCAACAAGAACAAAAGAATTTCTTTCTAACGCTACTAACATTTTAAAAAAATCAACAGCAGCATTTAAAGCATCAGTATGAAGTTTTTCGTGAGTGTGTAAAATATCACCAAGAACAATAATAGTGTCAATGTCAAGATTCTTTTCAAGATATTGTTTAAGTTCTTCAGTAAAATCTTTAGTTTCTTGAATATTATCAGTTCTAAAGTGAGGGTCTCCGATTGCTAACAGTTTCATTTTATAATTATATTAATAAATTATAATTATAAAATCATTTTAACAAATTAAAATTTATAATGTCTTCTTACTTTTTGTTTATATAATCTATACTTAAGTCTTAAAGATGGCATTGGTTCAAAATTTCTTGATTCTTCTTGATATTTATCACTTAAAATCTTAAAAATTTCAGTATATTTAGCAATTTCTTCAGGAGAACTTTGATGTTTATCAGGATGAACTTGTAGAGATGCTCTTCTAAATAATGAAATTAAAGTTCTCTTATTCATATCACGTCCTTCTGCAAATGCACCACTACCTAAAATATCTCTACTCATTTGAACAAATGTCATTGGTCTATATTTGGCTTGCTGTTCTTCTGCAATTCTATCAAATACTACTGACCGTTCTCTTTCTTCTTCTTCCATTCTATCTCTCTCTGCTTTTGCTGCTGCTCTTGCTTCATCTTCTGCTTCCTTTGCTTCAGCACCTAATTCTTCAGCTCTTTCTGCTATACCTGCTGCTTCTGCTTTTGCTTCTTCTGCTTTTTCTTCTGCTTGTGCTGCAATACCTGCTGCCTCTTGTGCAATTCCTGCTGCTTGTCTTGCTTCTTGAGCTGCTTGTGCTGCTTCAGCTTGAGGAATATAACCTAAACCTGCTCTTTCAGAGGCCTCTTCTGCTCTTTCAGCTGCTGCTTCAGCTGCTTGTTCTGCCTTTTGAGCATCAGCTGCTGCATCAGCTGCTAAACCTTCAGCTTTGTCTGCTTTCTTTTCTGCTTTAATGGCTTCTTCTTCAGCAACTTTTGCTTGTTGATGTGCTTCTTCCGCTGCTTTTGCAACTTCACAATAAAATCTTTTTGATTTCTTTCCAGACTTAGTCTTGTAATAAACTCTTCTTGAACCTTTTGGACAAGATTTTCTACAAGATTTCTTGTTTTTCTTATAACCAGTAACAGAACATCTAGACCCAGCTTTCTTAGAACATCTCTTCTTAGAACCCTTTCTCTTAATTCTAGAACCTTTTGGGCAAGATTTTCTACATTGTTTAGAACGTTTAGTGCGACCTAAACTACACTTTCTACCCTTTGATTTTTTCTTATAACTTGGCATTATGTTTTAAATATAAGTTTAGAAAAAAAATAATTTAATAACTTATTTTATTAAATTATTTTATAGTTAACTTTTACAAATTAATATATTTTATTCTTGTAAATCATCTTTATAAATACAAGAGACAATCTTCTCTTTATCATCTGTAGTAACTTTGTTACCGTGTCCTGTAACTCTCTTTCTATTCATATAAGAAGTATATAAATATAATACTCTTGCGGGCGGTAACGACTGAACATAGTTATTAACTTTGTCTTGTGTAACAATATCTTGTTTTTCACTACTAATAAAATTTTCATGAAGTTCTTTCATAATATAGAATTGTTCTTGAGGGGCAATCGCAACTTGCTTTCTAACATATCTATTTCTATATTTTCTATAAATATTAACACAAATATCTTGAATAACTTGATGAAAATTAACAAAGTCATCTCTCTTTTCTGGATAAAGATTAAAAAAATATTCTACATTCTTAGTCTCTCCTCCTTGCTGAAGTTCAATATATCTATATAAAATATTTGGTTGATTTCCTCTCAATAAAGCATAAAATATATAATCATCCTTAATTACTTTTACAGACTCTAAAGTCTTTGTATTAATAAACATAAGACCTTGAGAAGTAGTAATATCAACTTTTGATATTAATTCATTCACATTTTCTAAAGTCATTTGATTATCATTAGTAATTATTTTTTCATGATAATTTGAAAACTCATTAGTATTATCAATTTTATTTATTCTTACAATAAATTGTAATTCTGGCTTTTCTCCAGCCACACAAACAATTCTATTACTAATATAATTCTTTAATAAATAAACATAGACATAATCTTTATTATTATAAAAATCACAATCAAAACTTTTATTATCACTAAACTTTAAAAAAGCATCAACAAATAACTCTCCAAAACTCTTTTCGCATCCCCACTTACTGGTATGAGCATCAATCTTCTTATGAGTTGATACATACCAATTATTATTATGATAAAATCTACGAATAAGACATCCTTCAAAAGCAGGCATCATAATAACGTCAGAATTTGATAACATTGGTTCTAAATATGTTTTTAAGTTTTCAGTATCGTTTGCTCCAAATTCAGGAGTAAACCCAAAAGTTTTACAAACAATATTATCAGTATCATCTTCCTTAATAATACCACGATATTGTTTAATATCATTTGGACTTAAAACATTAACTTCATCATAATGATAACAAGTTAAGCCATCAAGTTTATCAACAGCAATAATTTTAGAGTCAAGGATTACGTTATTAGTTTCAGAAGACATTTATAACAGATTTCTACAGGTTATATATAAATTATAATTCTTTAAACTTATAATTTATTCTTCAATTCAGGTTTGATAAAATATAATTGAAAATTTTCATAACATTTTCTGGAGAATATGTTTTATATCCATTTTGGGTCATATCAACGTTAGGTGGATTATTAAAAATATTAATTAAATCTTCTTTAGTTTCATATAAAATAGCTTTATCTCCAAGCATATCTATATGAGCTCTGTTACCTCCTTTTGCATAAGTAATAACAGGTTTATTTTTTACAGCAAATTCTCCACAACATAATCCAAAAGTTTCACCCAGATTTTGGACATGAATCATATAATTACAAGTATTAATAAATTTTGATTTTGTTTCTAAACAAGTTGTGCAAGGAATATATAAAATATTATGAAAATCTTCTTCGTGAAATTTAATAGTATTCATAAATAAAAAATAGATATTAGGATTATTTTTTGCAACTTCTATAATAGCTTCTTTTGCAAAATCAATATTAAAACTATCTAAACCACCGTGTCTACCTATAACTAAAGCATCTTTTGGAATATTTAATTCTTCTCTATAATTTTCATCTACATCAGGCAAATAAACCATATGAGGTAATACAAATACTTTTGTTTTATATCTTATATTCAAGGCATTTGATATAGTACAATAAAAATCACCTTGAGAAGATATTGGCTCAAATACTGCATGTTTTATGGTTTTACAATTTTTCCAAATATTTTTATTTTCAAATTGATAAACTGACTCATACATACCGTGAGTAAGAGTATGAAAAACATCAATATTATATTCATCAATAATTTGAGTAATATCTTCGATAGAATTTAACTCAAACATTTGAAATCTATTTTTAAATTTTGGAAAAGAATTTTTAATAGATGGATACCATCCTAAAGTAGTTTGAGTTTGGTCAGAAAAATAAGCAATATAAGATTTATTACCAAGGATTGTTTCATTAAAATGCGCATAGTCATAAATTGCGACTTCTGTTCCTCTTTCAAAAAAATGCCGGACAAAAAATATAATATTTTTCATTTATTCTTTTAATAATATTTTTTTAAACACATATTAATAAATGCAGTCATCAACTAAAGAAAAAGAAATTATTCAAGGATTAATTCCAAACGAACGACTTAAAATTATATTAGTATTAGTTGTATCTATTTCTTTTATAGAATGTTATGCTCAATATAATTTAAGAAATGGTAGAAAAAACAATAATATAAATTGTTTAATTATTAGTGCTTTATTATACGGTGTTATTTGTTATTTGTTATATACGACATATCAATATGAAGGAATGGGACATGTTAATTTAATATGGAGTTGTTTATCGATAACTTTAGCTTATTTAGTGGGTGTATTTATATTTAATGAACATATAAATAAATATGGAATAATTGCAATTGGTTTTGCATTATTAGCTATTTATTTTAGTCATTTAAATGATGAAAATCCTGCTGAATGATTAATATTTTTATTAAGATTAATCTTAATAAGAATATGAGTTAACTGTTAGGACTTTGGGTCCGTATTTAATTTATAAAATTATTTATTTTTTACTAATCTTAGACTTTGGTTTAGACTTAGAAGTTTCTTTCTTTTTCTTATCTTCGTCGTCTGATAAATTAATAGTATCATCGACTTCTTGAATTGGAACACTAAATTCTTCATCCATATCTTTTACAGATTCTTCTTTTTCTTCAACTTGAGAAATTTCATTTTCTAAATCTTCCATATCAAATGATTCTTCTTTAAAAGTTGAACAATTAGTAAATGATAAAAATTTATTTTCAGTATTTCTTTCGTTAGGTTTAAAAGCAGCTTCTAAAATCTTAACTTGAAGTTTAATATCTTTACCAACAAATATTGATTCAATCTTAATGACAGATCTTAACATACCACCTTTATTAAGATAATCTTTAGGAAATAAAGAGATAGGACTTCCATCTTTACCTACAACATCATCTTTATAAATCTTAGTATGAATTTTATCAGGAATATCATTTCCATCTTTATCAGTTCTTGATTTAGAATAAATCAACTTGACGTTTAATACAGGCTTATCAGGTTGATATTCTTCAGTTTCCTTATCTTTTACATAAGATAAGGTAGTGATTTTCTTAAGGTCACTTCTTTCTAATCCAGATTTCTTACATTTTTTTTGAATATCTTTTTGAATGAGGTGATCTTTACATTTTTCAACGATTTTATTAAAAGTTTCAACAATAGCAAGATGATCTTCAGATTGACCAGTAATATCGTGAAGAATAAGACCTGCTTGATAACCAGTAAGAGCTTTAGTATTTTGGTCTAAACTTTCTTTAATACCATAAGTAGAGAGTTTAGGTAAAGCAAAGATTAAATCGCCATCAGTCTTATTTTTATTCTTTACAGCAAGATGAATACGAGCAGTAGGAATAGTAGAACCAGGAATAGTTCCTGGAACAGGTTCATCAAAGAACATCTTAGAAACATCAAAGTTATTAAAGTCAGATAATTGAGTAGTTGCAGAGCGGTTAATAGATTTAGAAGACATTTTCAAAGTTTAAATTATAGCTTATTTCCTTTCGGTTTTATTTTATATTTCAAATCTTTAAATTAAAAATAAAAAATCAATTTATGTTTTTTTATTTTAACTTTTTTCTTTCTATTTACATAAAATGAATATGAACTTGATTATATTATTAGCTGTTCTTTTATCTATCCCTTATTTCTGTAGAACTGATATCGACAAGGTTCCTCTCTTAGTCTTTTTAGCTATTCTTTTAATTTTCATAAAGGCTAAAGAAACTTTTGCAATGTATGACGTAGCTGATATTCCTGAAGGAAACTATATGATTCAAACTCTTAATGGCAGAAAATTAATGAGCACTGCTGTTACTCCTATTTTATGCGATGACTTTACTTTTGGTAATAGTGCTTTACTTCCATCCAGAAAAGAAGATGGTTGGAAGTTAAAGAAAGTAACTAAAGGTGTTTATATGTTTTTTAAGCCAACCATTGAAGAATGTTTATATGTAGGTAATGGAAATGAATTAAAATCATTTGCACCAATTGGTTGTCCAAAAAAGAATTTATGTGGACTTGAAAATCTTAACTATCAAGGTGAACTTGATAATCAAAATGATTTCCGTACTTATTTTAGAATTGTTAATACTGATAACGGCTTTTACATCATTAGCAATCATAACAATAAATATATCTGTATTAATGAATCTGGAATTGGTTTGATTGATACTCCTACTGAAAATTGTATCTTCAAATTTGATAAATTTTAAATAATTTCTTTTATATATTATAACAAATGTTTGAAAAACTAAATAATATAAAACATATAAAAGAAAATAACACGACTTATTTCTCCCATATGAAACATTCTATTTATTTATCTTTACAAACTGGATTTGCATCTATCTCATTATTAATTCATTCATTTTTTCCAAATATATTAGAAAAAACAGGCTCTAATACGATACACAAACTTCACGAAGAACTTATAAATAAAAAAATAGAATAATTTTATTATTATTAAAAAATAATAAAATTAACTTTCAAATGTAATTTCAGGTTCTTTTTCACAATCATTTATCATTTTTTCTAAACGATTATTATTAATATTTATATTATATTCCATTATAAATTCATCAAGTGCGTCTCGGTCAATATTTTTATGTTTTTTTATTTTTACTTTTTCATATTCTTTATCAAATAATTTTCTAATATGTTTATATTCAAACTTACTAACATCGAATCTTTTCATTTTATCTTCTTGTTTTAACATTTCTTCTATTGATTTAAATTCTTTAATAAATTCTGATGCTTTTGCTGGCCCAATCCCCTTTATTCTTGTTTTTTTATTATAATCACAACCTATTAATATTGAAAAATCTACAAATTGCTCATACGTCATTTCCATTGACTCTAATAATTCTTTTAATTTTACGGTCATTATACTTCCTGTAGAAGGTTCATATGTTAAAACTGTATTAGGACAACCGTGAGCAAAACAATCTGTATCACAACTAATAACAGCTGTACCAAAACCTTTCTTACAAAGATAAGCACACATTGATTCAGCTTCGTCAGGAGATTGAATAAATGGAATTCCTAAAATATTTAAAAGTTGTTTTACTAATTCCATTTCTTTACTTCCCATATAAAAAGTAGTTCGTTGTAAAGAGAAAATATAATTTTCAATATCAATAATATCATTATCGCTAATCGTTAAATCATCTTGAATATCAAATAATAAAGTTTTTAATTTAGTAGATTTATTTTTACTTTGTAAATCTTTAATTATATCTTGTAATACTTTTCTTTGTTCTTCATTTAATTCATTATTTTTATAAGCTTCTACAGCGGCTGTTAATAGTGTTATTTTATCTTTTACTTTTTGTCTTTTTTCTTTTCTTTCTTCTAATTCATCTTTCTTTTCTTCTGGAGGTTTTCCATCAAAAATTGGAACAACATGAACTTTATAAGATTTTAGAGATAAAAACATTTGGAAAATACATCCAATCCATCTGCTGGATTGATTTCCAAAAATACTAATATATTTATAAATATACGATGATACATCCATAAATATACGCTGGTGACTATAAAGAGTAATATGTTCGTTTATAATTACAGACGGATGTTCTTTTTTAGCGTAAGCAAGAAAGCCATCTAAACCCATTTTATTTATAATCTAAATATATAATTATATATTATTAATTAACTTTTAAAATCACTTTAAATGAGTTCAAATTTATCTTTTTTATATGAACATTCTCAAAAGGAATTAGATGAAACTTATCAAGAAATCAAACAATTAACTGAAAAATGTAAATCATATGAAACTAAAATTAAAGATCTCGAAGATAAAATAGAAGACCTTGAATCCGACAAAGAATATTATAAGTTTTTATATGAAGAACCAGACATAGAAGAAGATACTGAAAATACAGAAACTGATATTGAAACTGACGTTGAATATGCTTCTTCTGAGATTAGAAAAGAAATTGAAAATGATATTGAAAAAGAAGATAAATTAATTAATTTAGGACTTGAGATAAATCGTTTACAGTTTGAAATATCAGAATTATTTCATTTATTTAAAAAAGACATAACTGACATTGAATATGAACGTTATAAAACTGAAAAAAGAAATTATTATAAATTAATAGAAGTATTAAATTCAATATACAAAGGCGAGAATAAATTAGATATTTTTGATATTTTAATTAAAATTATAAAAAAAGAAAAAAGAGTATATGAATGTGATTTAGAACTTGAAAATCTTCAATAATTTTTTTTTAATTGTTTTATTATTCTTAAAGACAAGAATAGTAAAAATTTATTTATTTGGTTAGTTAATTGTTTTATTATTCTTAAAGACAAGAATAGTATAGTTAACTTTGAATAATAATTTATTCATCTAATTCAGCCTCAGTATCAACTACTGGCTTAATAAAATGATGCTTCAAATATTGTTGAAGTCTGAAATAAGTCAATGGTAAAGACTTACCATCTTCACCCTTTGGAGCAGTAGCAGCATCATACTTTAATAAAGTCTTCAACTTAACATCACAGTTAATATTTCTCTTATTCTCAGGGTCATTTAATGAATGCTTTGCGATATAATCACAAATCTCCTTAGTAACTTGAGTTCTAGAATATTCCTTATTAAGGTCCCAACCTAAGAACTTAGCCATCTCATTAGTAATCTTAACTGGCTTCAAAAAACCAGAAGAAGTATTATTCTTTCTGGTTTGATTCTTCTTAAACTTAGTAAGCTTATTACCATCCTTATGTAATTGTCTAAAAACCTTATGTAAAGTTCTCAATAATCTAATACCCTTAGACTTTGGCTTTTGGTCTGACTCTCTAAGCTTAGTGATTTCTGATAAAATCATATCAGAAAACTTAGTACAATCAGCATCAAAGGAATCCTTAGTAATAGTTCTCTTTACTCTTGGACCAGAAGATTGCTTCTCAACTACCTCTACTTCTTCTTCGTCGTGAGATTCTTCCTTCTTTTCAACCTTCTTTCTTGGGGTCTTTGCTGGAGCTGGTGACTCAGTCTTCTTTTCAACTGGCTTCTTCTCAGTCTTCTTAGTTTCAGTCTTCTTGGTTTCAGTATTAACTGGAGCATCTACCTTCTTAGAAGGAGTCTTCTTAGTTTCAGTCTTAATTGGAGCAGATTCTTGAACAGGAGTTTCAGTCTTAGTAGATTTCTTTGATGGAGCCATTTTACTTGGTTTGTTTTTTATATTATTAAACTTTTCTTTAAACCTTTTTATTTATCAAAAAAAAATAATATTTTTTCGTCTCATTTTAAAGTTCTTTTAACTTTTTATAAAAAAATATTTATAAAAAAATATTTTTTTTCTCTTATTTATATTCTTGATTTTATTTCGATTCTAAAATTTTTTAATTAATTTATTAATTAAGAAATTCATTCTTTTATTAACTCTTCTCCTGTTAAAAATTCATATAAATCTTCAAATGTAAGATTATCAAAGATAGGAAAAATTCCTGAATCTTTAACATCTAAAATATACTCATAAATATTTTCTATTTCTTTTATACGTTCTTTTGCTATTTCTTCCTCAGAATTTAATTCTTCTTCCTCTGAATACCAACTTTCCATATTTTCTTTATCAATCATTATATCTTTTTAATATCTCTGCAGTCTTATTATCTATTTTACTATTATCTAATGCAAAATATAATAAATCGTTATATCTTATATCCTTAAAACTAACGTTAATTCTCTTAAGAATATCTTGTAATAAATATCTATGCTCTTTTTCAAATGATGAAAATATACTCAATTTTAACCGATTATTATACGGATAAACGTAAACAGTATTTGGCATTAAAAACTTATATTAAAATGTTTTTATATTTATATTACTTAGCTTTAGGCTTCTTTTTCTTATCTTTTACTGATATTAATTCAGGCTGTTTAACCTCAATAGCAATAGGTTCTTCTTCTTTAATCTTATCTTCAATAATTTCAACAACTGGCTCAATATTCCCATTTTCAATCATACTTAATTCTTCATTAACATCTGATACATCATCTATATTACTCACTTGTTCTTGAACCGACATCTCTAATGTAGGAATCGTATTATTTACATTATTATTTAAATTATAAGAATTATTTATAATCTCATTTTCTATTATATCTTCATCAGTCTCCATTGGAATTGGGGTAATATTAAATTTTTGTTTTCTTACAGGAACTTGCTTATTTCTCGTTAAAAAATCAATACTTTTACTAATACCTTCAAAATTTTTTTCTATAAATTCTTGTTGCTTTACCATCACAGTTTGAATATCTTCTAATTCTTTTCTAAGATTCTTTATTTGTTTGTTCAAATACAGAAATACACCTCCAATCACAACCGCCTCTCCAGCTAAATGAACTATCTTTTGTTGATCCATTATAGACAAATAATATTTGTTTATAATTTTTATTCTCTTAAAGCTATAAATTTTAAAAAAAATTAAACAAGACCAGCACATTTTGCTATTTTATCAGATGCCTTTCGATCAGCCATTCTAATCTTACTTTGTGCTGTAGTCATAGGCTTCTTTATCAATATATTAGATAATGTATTTACTATACTATCCAAACTCTTTCTATCTACTGGCACAATCTGCTCTGTCTTTCTCTCTACAACTATCTCTTTTTCTTCCTCTACAACTTCTTCAGATGGCAATGTTAAACTTGCTATCTTTGCTGTTATCATATCTATCACTTCATCCTTTCCTGACACCTTTATCTTCTTATTATTTATCATTATTTCTGTATATTCTTCACTCTCAATACACTTCTTATTATCTACATCACAAACCATATCATCTTTACACTTTAAATCATCTTCCATCTCCTCTAAACTTGTATAACTATCTTTAGTAGCACATTTAATATCTGCCTTTCTCTTCTTTTCTACTTTCAGTAAACTAAGTATATATTCATAATCATCTTGCTTCAACAATCCTTTTTCGGTTTCTTCTGAAGATGGACTATATTTTTCTGCCCATTTTCTCATAGCCTTCATATTATCTTTATTATTTTGTTTGACTAATGAATCAACAAGCCACATACGAAATATCGAGTTTGGAGTTACTATTCTATCAAGAAGTTCTTTAAAATCATCATCATTTGCTAAATCATTATAAAATTGTTCTTCCAACTCTACATTACCATCAAAAATATCATTAAATTCACTTACTAATCTTTCTTGTCCTTTCTTAGATGCTTTTTTAAGACGTTTAACAATTGTTTTATAATCATATTCTTCTTCTATTTCTTCTTCAGTTTTCCTTTCTTCTTCTTCTTTCTTTAATAAACGTTTAGCTTCTTTTCTTAAACGTTCTTCTTCTATTTCTTCTTCCTTCTTTAAAATATCTCTCTTATTTTTCATTTCTTCAGCTTTCTTTTCTATTTCTGCTTTCATTTCACGTTCAGTTTTCAATCTCTCTTCTCCAATCTCTTTTAACATTTGTGTTTCGACATCACTAATTCTTTTCTTTACAACATTTATCAAACCATCAACATTCTCAATAGAACCCATAATACGTTTATTTAACACATCAATTGGTTTTCTAATATATTTAATACATTTACCTTTATCAATATCACATACAGTATCAGGAGGACAAGTTAAATCACTTTCAGCAATCTTCAAATCAAACTTTTCATCTTTCATCCAATCTTTCATTTGAAAACATAAACCAGAATATTCTTCTTGAACTGATTTCATCTCTTCTAATTGTTTTCTTACTTCATCTAACGCTTCTTGCTTTTCTTTTAATCTTTTTTCTAAATTAAATTCTATTGCTTTAGGTGCATTTAATGCTTGATAATATTTATCTTCATAATCATTTTTTAATCTATTTAATCTTTTAATCTCTTCTTCGCTCTTATTATTCTTTTCTTCTAACTTTTCAATCATCTTTTCTAAATCAGAGGCCTTTCTCTTCTCTGATAATAAATTATTCTGATTTACTTCTAACTTTTCTTTTAATTTTTCTAATTTTTCATTTAATACTCTTATTTCTTCCATATCTTCTTCAGACTTCTTTGGTTGTTTTTCTAATTTTTCAATTAATTGTTCTAAATTTTCTATCTTCTTATTTGCTTCTAAATTCTTTTGTTTAAAAGATTTATATTTTTCTTTAATATCTTTTATCTCATTTTTTAATTGTTCAATCTCTTCTTCCTTTATATTATATCCATTCATTAAATCAGAAACATCTCTATCTATATTCTTTAAAATATATACAAATAATTCTTCTTTATCATTTGTCTTTGGAAGAACCCAATTTCTATCTTGAATATACGCCTTAAGTTGCGCTATATTTATAGTTTCTTCTTTTGCTGCCTGTCTTGGAGCTGGTTTTGGGGCTGATTTTGGAGAAGGTGGTGGAGAAGGTCTTTTCTTTCCAGCTAAAACAGAACGTTTTAATAAATCTAATGCTTCGTTATATTTAGCAATTGGAACATTTTTTGATTTTTTACCATCAGAACCTGATGATGCATTTTCTTTAAAAATTCTTGTCAAAATTTGTTTAGGTAAATCAGGATCTACGTCAGGATATTTTTCTAACATAGAATTTCTAAACACTGAAATAGATAAACTTGGAAATGACTTTCTAAAATATATAATAGCTTCTGCTTCAATTATATTTTCAATTGACAATTCTTTTTCTTCATCTTCTTCATCCGACAAAGACCCCCTTCTCTGTGCTCGTGGTTTTGGAGCAGCATCTTCTAAATATGGAAGGTCTGGTTTATCAGGAAGTTCAATGGTATCGTCAAATTTCTTTTCTAAAGCAAGTTTATAATAATTAATAACTTCTTGACGTTTATTTTCACGTTGAGCAGTAGGAACTAACGAAATCTGTCTATTAATCAAATTAGCTTGATTAATAACCTTTTCACAATTTTCTTCTTTAGTACCTAATTGATCTCCTGCTTTAAGAACAGTAACTGCTTTTTTAACTGTAAGTGAAGCAGTACTACTTGCAGAACATTGGTCTTTTGCTTCTTTTAATGAAGTAGGATTATCACTAAAAAAAAGTTTCCATGGAAATTCACTTGGACTATCTGTTTGTTGTCTTGGCATTTGTTATTATTAAAAGAAAAAAATATGACTTTAATATATCTTTTTACATAAAATTTATTAAAAAATATCAATTTACTTTTTTAATAAATTTAAAGTTATTTTTTATTTCTTATAAAATGAATACTACTTCTCAAAGAGATTTTAATTGTCTTCTTAAAGAACAATATAAATTTAAAAATACTTCTTTATTCACCTCTCTTAAAGTTAAAAAAATCAAAGACACCGCTATCTCTATCATTATTAACGGTGTAAAATTTCCTTACTCTAAAAAAACTAACGCATTTGTTATTTTTGATGTCGCTGATATTAGAAATGCCTGCAGAGATGCCCTCGGAATGAATGAAGAAGAAAATAATTTAATTCGTCTTGAACAAACTTTTGTATATAATTCTTTATCTTCTATGTCTCACTATAAAAATATCCCTGTTAGCACATTAGATAATGCTATCTTTTCAGAAGATTTAGAAATTAAATTTAAATTAGATGGTCCATTACAACCTTCTGCTATAGATGTAACTGAAACTTATATTGTTAGTGATATTCACAAAGAAACTTATCAAAATTAATTTGACAAAAATCTTTCATTATATATCTTATTTCCAAGATATAAATTATAAACTAAAAATATAACTATCAATGTTCCAAATGCTCTATGTCCATTTAGCCACATACTTCTTGTTAAAATACTATCTTCATCTTTAACATATCTTCTAACTATAATAGCCCAACCTACATTTAATAATAATAGAGCAACTAAAATTACACCAATAATACCGTGTCGAGTAGATAATGGATGAATATTTTTTTCACTTTCATTATCTTTAGCATATAAACTAATCATAATACCAATAAAGGCTAATGTCAATACAGATAACATAATATTTTTATGATAAGTATACCAATTATTTCCAATTTTACGTCTAAATATAGCGATAACTATACCAAGAGGTAATAAAAAGTAAAAAGTAAAATACATGATAAATTTATGAATTGTAAAAAGTTTTTGAGAATTCATTTTTTTTATAATTATAAAATTATAAAAATAAAAATTATACAATTCCATACTTTCTCATTTTCTTTGCTACACTTTTTGAATATTTTACCCATTTACCTCTCTTACTTCCCTTTCTTTTATTTTCTTCTCTTCTTTCTTTTGATGAAAGATTTTCTCTAACTATCTTTGGTAAATATCTACCTCTACGCTTCTTAGAATTACTACCTTTAACATATCCCCATTTTTCTTTTGACCATTTAGTTAAACTATTACAAGGGTCTTTTTTACCAATATAACCTCCTCCTTTTTTTTTATACATAGCAACAGATAGTTGACTTTTTCTAGCAGACCATTTTCCAGAAGGTCCGCCTTTAGAACCACGTTTTACTATAGATTTGACTTGTTCCCAAAGTTTTGGTTTAGTGCGTTTAGCGCTTGTAGGTTTGCATTTTTTTTTTCCTTTTGACTTAGGAGAACGCTTAAAAGATTTTTTACTCATTTAATAAACAAAAAGAAATTTTATAAAAATGAAAAGAAACAATTAAAATTTTATTTTTTTTCTTTTTAAGTTATTAAAATAATAAATATGTCTGGAATGTATCAATATGGTAATGTTAGTCCGCTTTATACTGATGCCGGCTGCCCAACTCAATGTTATGCTAATAACGAATATGCAGATTTATCTGATTATTATGGTGCTGTTCCAATCCCACCATCAACTGCTATTCGTATCTACAATACTCCTTTATCTGTCAACCAAAAAACTTACGAAATCGAAACTCCTGCTAGATTGACTGAACAACAAGTTCAACAAGTTGTTGCTAATGCTAATGCTTCTAAGGCTGCTGCTGATCAAGAAGTTGCTCAAGCTGAAGCTTTGTTAGCTCAATATATTAGAATGAGAAGAAACTAAAGAATTTAATAAATAATTCTTTATATTTACACTTTAAAGATTTTATTCATTTAATTATAAATAAATGAATAAATACAGTGATCGTGATTTAGAGTTAAGTGATACCGACCACGAACATAAAGTTTATAAAACTTCTAAATTTTCAAAAAAACATAAATTTCATAAATCTAAAAGTAGAAGTCGCAGCAGAGATGACACTGACATTGAAAACGATGACTTTGAATTTACTAATGACCCCGAAGAATTAGTTTATATCAAAGAATTTAATATGAACGATATGATGCCTAGAACTGTTGATGATAAAGGAACTAAAATTGTGGTCATTGGCAAACCGGGAACAGGTAAATCAAGCTTAATTCAGGACATAGTTGCACATAAAGCGCACATAATTCCTGTCTCTCAGATTTTTTCAGGAACTGAGGAAAGTAATCATTTTTATAGTGAAAAATTTCCACCTATTACAATTTACAATAAACTTGATATGACTGCTGTAAAACAATTTATTGACCGTCAAGACAATGCTAAAAAATTTTTAAAAAATCCTTGGGCTCTTCAAATTATTGATGATTGCACTGATAATCCAAGAATCTTAAAAGACCCAGTCTTTCAAGCTTATTATAAAAACGGTAGACATTGGAAAATGCTTCACATTCTCAGTTTACAATATTGTTTAGATGTTTCACCAGCCATTAGAACATGCATTGATTATACATTTATATTAAAAGAAGGAAGCAAACTTACAAGAGAAAAATTATGGAAAAATTATGGAAGTTGTATTGAAGATTTTGCTGACTTTTGTCAATTAATGGACCAACTTACTAACGATTTTACTGCTTTAGTTATTAATAACAGAGCAACAAGTAATAAATTAGAAGATTGTGTATTTTATTATAAAGCCGACCTTAGTAGAGTTCCTGTAAATTGGAAATTTGGTAGTGGTAGTTTTTGGCAATATAATCACGACAGATTTAATGCAAACTTTGTCGAAAGTTTCTATTAATTTTTTTTAAATCTTTTTTTAAACATTATCTTTTATATTTATAAAACATAATGTCAGAACGTCCTTGTGGTATTAAACCCACATCTTCTAACAAAGCTTATACCAGAAATGAACTTACTAAATTAGCTGAAGAAGCTGGTTTTAATCGTAATATTTCTAACGTAATGTCAATCAAAGAACTTTGCGAACTTCTTGGTATTGAAACTTCTATTAATGTTAAAAATACTCCCGAAAATGAATGTAAATTTACTCCTACAAATAAACTTATCGAAAAATATATCGACAAACTAACCGCTCAAAATATTTCCATAGAACAAGCTAAAAAAATGTCAAAAGATTATCTTTGTGATATTATTTTTGACTTACAATCTAACTTAGTCGTTCCTGAAGATTTTGATGAAAAAACTTGTGATTTATATGATATCGATATGTTAAAACGTATTGCTAGAAAAATTGGAATTGAATATCAATCAAACATTAACAAAGAAGAACTTTGTAAAATGTTAAGAGTTGATTATTTTATTAAACAAAATAAAATTGTTTTCAATAATAAAAAATCAACTAATTGGAAAGACATGACTAAAGGTGATTATAAATGTTTAATTCCTATAAACGACGAAATCAACCTTGAAAAACATCAAATGGATGTCGCTCGTCATATGCTTACTCATCGCGGCCTAATTGCCATTCACTCTGTTGGAAGTGGCAAAACATTATCTGCTGTTACAGCAATTAATTGTGTTCTTTCTAAATATCCTAATCTTAAAGTGACAATCATTACTCCATTAAGTTTAAAAGGCAATTTTAAAGATGAAATGCAAAAATTTGGTCTTGACTTAAATGACCTATCTATTGCATCAAAAATTCGTATTTTTTCTTATGAAGGATTTGTAAATTATTTTATTAAACATCCTTCTGAATGTAAAAATACATTTTTAATCGTAGACGAAGCTCATAACTTACGATCAGAAGTAAAACTTTCAAAATTAAATAAAATTGAAAAAGGAAGTCGTGCTTACTATATTATGAAATGTGCAGCAAGTGCTTTTAAAGTTCTTTTACTTACTGCTACTCCCATTGTTAATCGTCCTTTTGATTTAAGAAATCTTTCAATGATTATTGACGGAAAAGAACCTGAAACAGCAGAATCATATAAACATTTTAAAAATACAGTATTAGAATCCCCTCAATTATTTATAAACGAATTTAGATGTAAAGTTAGTGTTTTTTCTATTGACCTTACAAACAACCCTGATTATCCTAAACGCATCGATATGCCTATAGAATATATTACTATGGATAGCGACTATTATAATAAATATAGACAGATCGAACTAAAGAAAATGGAAGATTTGAAATATACCTCTCTTGTAGGTAGCTCTGAAATGTTTTATACTTCACTGAGAAGGGCAGTTAATGCTCTTGATTCTGAATTTAGTCCAAAAGTGAACGCTATTTTTGATTTTATTATGAAAGAAGCAAAAGCAGGAAGAAAAAGTGTTGTTTATAGTAATTGGAAAGCTGCTGGTATGAATCTTCTTCGTAAACGTTTAGACCAAAAAGGTGTTAAAAATCTTTATGGATATATTAGCGGTGACCTCACTGAAGACCAAAGAAAAATGTTTAGAGATAAAATTAATAAAGGTATTGCTAAAATTTTATTAATCTCCAGAGCAGGAGGAGAAGGTCTTAATTTAAAAGAAATTAGAAATGTGATTATTATGGAAAGTAATTGGAATGCTGCTACTGATGAACAAATTATTGGTAGAGCTATTAGAAAATTTTCACATAAAAATTTACCACAACAAGACCAAAATGTCCGTGTATTTAGATTTATGATGATAAAACCAAAATCATTAAAATCAGAAGATGAACTTGAAAGCATTGACCAAGTTCTTTATGATATCGCATATAAGAAAAAACAACCAGAAATTAATCAATATTTAGATTATTTAAAACAAGCTTCTATTGAACAAAATAATTGTAAATGTGACAATGAGGCACATATAGGATGTGAAATTAGTGAATTAGCTGAACGTAAAAAAATTGAAAAATCTGAAGAATTAAAGAAATTAGAAGAAGAACAAGCTAAAAAAAATAAAGAAGAACTTCAACAAATTATTAGTGATAATAAATTTATTTATGTAGCTCCTAATAACGTTACATCTTTAGCTGTAGATATTAAAGAATCTGGTATTGCAACTTATAAAAAGTTAGCAGGAATTGAAGGCGATATTATTAGAGTTGGTAAAGCAGTTCTTGAAGACGACGACGAAGTTCAACCTGAAGAAATTAAAATACAAAAAAAGAAACGAAGAAAAATTATTTTATTAGACGAAGATGAACCTATTATAGAAGGAAATAGTCCGGCTCTTGATCCAGACGAAGAAGTCGACGAAGAAGAAGAAGTTGAAGCTGAACTTATTACATCTTCTCAAGAAATGGAAGAAGCATATATCCCAAGAAAGAAGAAACAAAAGAAAGAAGAAAAGTATGTTCCAAAGAAAAAGAAAGAAAAGAAATATGAAGAAGAGGAAGAAAAGTATGTTCCAAAGAAAAAGAAAGAAAAGAAATATGAAGAAGAAGAAGAAAAGTATGTTCCAAAGAAAAAGAAAGATGGAAAAAAACGTAAATATGAGTTCGAAGAAGAACAAAAAGAAAGAGATGAAAATATAAAAGCAATGGAAGAAAGTTTAGAAGAGCTTGGTGGAAGATTGACAGATGAAGAATTTAGAGAAATGACTGATTATTATGCTTCTTTAGCAGAAGAAGGTTCTGATGCTGAAATATCAGAAGAAGAATATGACGAAGAAGATGATTTTACAAAAGAATTAGAAGAAGAAATCCTTGAAGAAGAGAAAGAAGAAGATAATATTAAAGATTTATATGATGACATTTTAAATAGTCAAAGTTCAGAAGAAGAGCCGCCATCTCCTAAAAAGAAAAAAGATAAAAAGAAAAAGGATAAAAAAAAGAAACCTATTGTTTTAGAGTCTGATAGTGATTCAGAGTATGCCGAGTTAGAAGATTAATTAATTTATTTTTAATTATAAAAAATAAATTAGTCAGTAATATCCATATAATATATTTTTCCATCTTCATCCGATTGTTTTGTAAATTTTGTATTTGGTAATAATATAACTTCTTCTTCTCCTTCTAATACAGTGATTGGTTCAATATATAAAGCAGATGTTCCTTTTGGGACTGATATAATCTTTAAACAGCAGCCTGATGATTTATTTATAAATTCAGTTGCAATCCGTCTACTTAAACTTGTAGAAATAATATTAGGAGAAGAATATTCATTAGTTCCTTCAATAATAAAATAAGCATCTTCTGTACCTCTATATAATATCATATCTTCAATTGCGGGAGGAGCTCTTTTAATAATGTTTGTTATAATTTTTTTAATTCTCATGATGACTTTTTTATAGTCTTCATTTTTAAAGTATTGATAATGTTTAATTAAATTTTCAACTGAAAAATTTCTTCCAATTTGTCTTGGAGCGATAACTTGTCTGTCTCTTAAAAGATATGATAAATTATAAAAAATTTCATAATAATAATACATATGACCTTTTCCTAATTTAACTCTAAAATCATCCCAATCAAAAGGTTTTACAAATTCTAAAGTAACATCTCGTAAGAGTTTGTGACCGTCATCTGTATATTGGTTTAGATAACGAATTTGCCAGTCTTCAAGCTTAGTTAAATAATCTTTTTGTTGATTAATCCAATCTTGATACATTTTTATAAGAATAGAAATATATTATTTTAAAATATAATAGTTATAATATAAATGACAACAGTAATTGTTCACAATTTTCAAAAATTATCAAATCTTATAGCAAATTTTCATACTACAAGAGAAGAAATTGATGAAATTATTATTTTATATACATTTTTAAAAAATTGTAAACTTTCAAATTCTCAAACTGAAGAACTTTTAATTTTTGACACAAAAGTTAAACTTTGTATAAAAAAATTTATATCTGAAGGAGAAAAACCTTTAAATGTGAGTAAAAATCAAAAAGTTTTAGAAGACTTGAAAGAACCTTCTGTAAATAATATTGACCAAACTATAATGTTAAGTTTAAATAGTTCAGAAGAACAAGAAGATTATATAAATTTAAAAAGTCCAGACAATGGTATACTTTCAAAGTTAAAATGGTGGAAATAAAATGATTTATTTTATATTTTATAATAAAAATTATCTTTTAATATGTCTGAAGAAGGTTATTTGTATTGTTTTTCTAACGATTGTATGCCTGATGTTTTTAATGTAGGTATGACTACAAGAAATCCAAATATTAAATTAAATGATGCAAACGAACATGATAACTGGAGACCTCCTGTGCCTTATAAAATTCAAATTGTAAAAAAAGTAAAAGAACCTAGAGATAAAAATATAAAACTTCAAAAAGTTTTAAATAAATATCATATAGAACAAAATTTTTATAAAATAACATTAGAAGAAATTAATAATATATTTGACTTAATAGAAGGTGAAATATGGAATAATGAAATTAATAATATACATTGTCGTGACATGACAAAATGTTTTGAAGATAAACAAGCGATTAGACATAAAATAGGAAATAATGTATGGATAGGATATTATGATAAAAATTTAAATAAAATTATATATGGAAACAAACATTATAATTCTCCTAGTGGGTTTTCTGCTGACCATTATAATCATGCAAGAAAAGATAGAAATAGTAATTCAAATGGATGGAGAGAATGCGAATGTGAAATTGATGGGAGATGGACCTCTATTTTTTCATTATAAAAAGTTAAAATGATTTATTTTATATATTTTAGATAAAAAATATATAAAATGTTTCCTCATACTATTGCTCGTAATATATTTCCTCCTATTATTAGAAAATTTCCTTCTGAAATGTTTTATTCAAAAAATTTATACAGCTTTTCAAGAATAAAACAAATTAAAAATTTTATTAAAACTAATCAAATCTCTATTAATTATTATGTAAAAAAACCAACTTATTTAGGCACTACTGAATCACTTGATTATTGTTCTGTATTAGATATTACTCATCTTGATTATGACTTTGTTTTAAAACCATTATCATATGATAGTATAAGAAATGAATATTTATTTCCACAAAGAACTCAAGTAGAATATATGAAAAAAGAATTTGAATATATGTTAAATTATTTTAAAATACAAGAAAAATATGACTATTTCTTAATTGATGATAATATTTTTATCAATTTTACACGTGAAGAAGTTAATTAAATATTAATAATTATTTATTATTAATATTTTATTCTAATTTATATTCTTTATGAACATAATATTGATTATAACTAAACTGTTTATCAAGTTTATATCCATGTTCTTCTAAATAATTTTTTATATTTAAATCATCAGTTACATTTTCTATTACCATTACCTTTGGTTTATATTTATTTAAATCAAGTCCTTTTAATACATTGAACTCTCCGCCTTCTACGTCTATAGAAATTATATCAATTTCGTTTAAAATAGGAATCTCTTGCTTTATTACTGTATTAAGAGTCTTTTGAGGAACAGTAATAACTGTCACAGACTTAATACCCCCTCGAAATATTTTTTTGTAATCTTCGCTAATATCTATTGCAGAAAATCCGGCAGTCCATGTTCCATTACTAACAACATGAAATGAAACACTATCTTTATCTTTATCTGCAATAGCATAGTTAAAAACATTTTTTCTAACACTCTTTAATAAAGGAATTTGTTGAGTATTTGCTTCAAAACAATAACATTCCCAATCATTTTTTTCAAAATGATAACTATTAGATATTGTTACAGGTTCAAACGCACCTACATCAAAAAAAACTCCATTTAATTTATTTGGGAAATAACTTCTTAACACTTCATCAACTTTTTTTCCTCCTAATTCTTCGCCATGATATTGTAAATATTTAATCATTTATAATAAATCAAAAGTATCCTTTATATTTATTTTTATTCTTTTCATAATAATAAAATGGACAAAGATTTAATGAATAGTTTTTATACAAGATTAATCCTTCAAATTATCTTGTTTTTAACAAATATAAATCCTATTACAAAAATTATATTAATCTTTTTAACAGACTTTATTGACAGCGAAATATACCGTCTTAAACATCCTAACGTATTATTAAAATATAACGAAGAATATCAAAAATTAGATAAATTAAACGATATTATCGGGTATTTGTTAACTTATTATATTATTTTTAAACATAAATTATTAACAACTGAACAATTTAATATTTTAACATTTATTTTATCTTATAGACTATTAGGTTCATATATAGTTTATAAAACAAACAATAGAAAATATTTTTTATTATTTATAGACTTTTATAAAGAATTATTTTTATTATTTTATTTTGTAAAAAATAAACAAACATTTAATATTTTATTTAGTCTTATCTTTACTATCAAACTTTATATTGAATATACCTTTCATTATGTTACAAAAAAACATATTTTATAAATTAAATTGTTGCTGTATTTTTAATATTATTTAATGAATTAAATAATATTAACTTTTATAAATAACTATTAATCATTAATTTTAATACATCATTACAAACACAGTCGTTGTTTTTTAATTCTTTATACAAATATTTTTGATACTCTTCGTGAACTTTTAATAACTCTTCTAATTCTTCTTGATATTTTATTTTTAAAGGATGTTTTTCTTCGTCTATTTCTTCTATCTTTTTTTTATATTTTAATATACTTGGAACAGGATCTATTCCCATCTTCATAAAATCTAAATGAAATTCTTTTAATGCATAAAAATAAAACACTCCATTGTCATTTGATAAATTCATATCATATTCTTTCATAATTTTTAATACTTCTTCATTAAAACACATAACAATCGGAGAAACATTCCCAGTATAAGTTTTATGTAAATCTATAAAAGGTAAACTTTCTTTAATTTCTTTTATTGAATACTTTGGAAGGTTTATTTCCATAATTAAATCTCCAACTTGTCTCATATTATATATCTTTATTTTATTTAATTCTGAACTAAATAAATCATCATATTCTTTGTTTGCCATCATTCCTGCTCCCGTGACAAAAGTAACTTGGCAAGCAAGCTCCCAATCAAAATCATATTCTAAATCAGTACGATAAAGATTATACTTCATTTCTTTTAATACTCTTAAACAATTAAAGTAGTTACACCTTAAAAGAAATAAAGGTAAATCAATATCCCATCTAGGCACCTTATCGTAAACTTCTAAATTTTTAGCAATCTCAGTATCTATATTATTTTTGTGATAGTCAAACCTCATATTTTGTTCTGGAGAAATATATGGATAAAATACTCTAATAATATCTGTATGTGGTTCTGTGCTTTCAAAAGCTAGCGGGTCATATTTATTAACATATAACAAATAGTAATGTAAAATATCTGTTACAACTTGTTTTGTATAAGCTAAAACATTATCAAATAACGTTTGAAGAAAATATAAACACTTGATATCATTTTGTCTTCTTTCATATCTTTCAATCAATTTTAAAACGATTATTCGTAAGCTATATAGTACGTCTTCATTATCTTTTTCTAAATATTTATTTAATATTTGACAATGGCCTATAAAACGTAATTCATCTTCAAGATATAAGTGAAATAAATAACTAATATAAGCGTGACTATATTTTGTGATTAAGTTTATTTCTTGACTTCTCATAGTCTTCAGATTTCTTAGACGATTATTACCTTGAAATAATTTATCTGTTTTATAATATCTTTTAACAACATAATCATCTTTGTTTTCACAAGCGTGAGCTAGTGTATGTAAAGTATTTATGAAGCTCATAGTTATATTATTTTTTAAACAAAAATAATATAAAATCATTTTACAATACCATCTCTAATTCTCCTTTAGTATATCTTAAGCATCTTATTGCTATCGCACATAAACTAACTTGATACCTTTTATTTTGTGGATTATTTAGCCTTATTTTAATAGTTGGTAAATCCTTTTCAAAAGCAGCTGTATTAAAATGCCCATGAGAAACATAATGATTATAGTTTGAAAATAACTTATTATCTGAATTAAATGAAAACATAAAATGTTCATAGGGAATTAAGCCGTGAAGTAAAGGCTCAATAACCCTTGCTGATGAATTTTTATGATCTTTATAAACAACTAAATCTCCACCTGTAAACATTAAATCTTCAACAGGTTCATAAGTATAACGTTCTTCTTCAATATCATATACTGATACAAATAAATGTTTCATACTAATATGACGTTCAATAACTATCTTATGAAGATCACTATCTGATACATCAATCGTATATAAAGGCATAAAAGTATCAATAAACATTTCATATGGTTGAATTTTTCCTAATTTGCTTCTTACAACACCTGATATATTTGTAGATTGACTTAAAATTTTAGTATCAGATGGAACAGTGTTTTCAAATTCTACTTTTACGTATAGCGTACAGTATGGAAGTCCAGCCATTATTAAATGAGCCTTATTAGTATATAAGAAAAATGGTAAAACTAAAGTATCAGAATCTCTAATAAGATCTTTAAGCATATACTGAGAAATAGAAAGAGCTTGTTTATCTAATGTTTCAATAACAAAAAAGTTTTTCATCTCAGAACTATTAGTTAGTACAATATAAGCACTATTACATATTAATGAAACAGACTTAACATCTTCTAAATTAGAAGTTTGTAAAATTAAATTATCAACAACGTCTAATCCTTTATTTAATGGCTGAAAAAATATATTTTCTTCAATAAAAGGTTGGTTATAGATAAATTCTTCTTGTAAATTAACAATAGTAGTAGCTTTCCACTCTAACATAGCTGATTGCTGAAATATAGAAGGCTCCATCTGGTCAGAAGAATATCTCTTTAGCTTATTATCGCTCTCTTGATGGGTAGCGATCTGTATGATTGTACTATTAGTAGACATAGGCAAATTTAAACTCATTGTATATACATATAAGAATAAAGTTTTAAATTGAGTTTTTTCTCAAATTTCTACCTCAAATCATCAATAATATTGAACTATACAAATGTCTACCAGACGTCGTATCATCGTTGAAGAATCTTCTCTTACTTTCGGACAACTTAAGCAACTCAAAGGTAAAGTATCCTTAGGCTTATGTTGTATTAATAATACTCTCAGAGGAACTAATAAAAAAAATGAAATATTTTGTAGCCGTTCTATGACACGAAAAACTTTTACAGTAGAAAAAGCTAAAGAATATGCTCTTAAAAACATTGCTGATATTTCTAAACTTATTGAATGGAATGCTGCTAACGGCATAGACCATCTTCGTCTTAGTAGTGATATATTTCCTCATTTTACAGACACTGAAACTACTCCTTATACTATGACTTTTGCAAAAGATGCGTTACATCAAGCTGGAGAATTTGCTAGAAAACACAATCATCGTATTACTATGCACCCTGGACAGTTTAATCAAGTTGGTGCTAAAGATTCTAACGTATTTGACCATACCGTAAATGATCTTAAAATGCACGCTGATATGCTTGACCATATGGGTGTGGGTGAAGATGGTATATTATGTGTGCATGGAGGTGGTGTATATGGTGATAAAGAGTCGGCAATCAGACGTTGGATTGAACAATTTGACGATTTGCCTCGTAATGTAAAAAATAGATTAGCTATAGAAAATTGTGAAAAAAGTTATAATGTGCGTGATTGTTTAGAGATTGCACAAGCGTGTAAAATTCCAGTAATTTATGATTGTCATCATTATTATTGTTATAATCAGTTACATCCAAATGAAAAAACAGAAGATATAGAAGATATGATGGATGAAGTTGTAGAATCTTGGAAAGGTATGTGTCCTTGTTTTCATGTAAGTGAACAAGCACCAAATAAAAGAGTAGGAGCTCATTCAGATTATGTAGAAGAAATTCCAGCACATATGCTTGCAGTGCCATTAAAATATAATACAAAGTTATACATAGAAGTGGAAGCAAAGGCAAAAGAAGCCGCAATTAAACATCTTCATAAAAATTATAAACAAATGTTTTAAAAAAAATATTAATAATATCGTATATATAATATATACAATATTATGTGCGAGTGTTTATGTAAACCTAAAATATCAAATTTCGAGCAAAAGTTCGTTGGAAAAACGTTATACGGTGAAATTACTGACGTTTTAGATGGCGCGACCCTTTTAATAGATATACAATATGGAGATTCAGTTTATACTTTAAAATGTGTGTTATATAAATGTGAAAGATTTTCTTATAATTATATTACAAAAGAAGACGGATATTTAAGACGAAGAAATAGTAAAAAAAGTAGTTTATTAAGTTCTTATGATTGTAGTAGTAGTGAATATTATTCGAAAACTACAAATATGTTTGTATCTTTATTAAAAAATACACATTATTTTAGTCTTGAACTCATAGATTTGCAAAAAATAAACAAAGATTTAAAATATGATCCTATAAAATGTCATTTAAATATAATTGGATATAGTAATGACCATTATATAATTTCATTATATCATTCTACAAATTTAAGTAAATCGGTTAACGATTTAATGTTAGAACGTATATTCTAAAGTGAATTTGTTACATTTTATAAATAAAAGATAAAGTTGAGTAAAATTTTTTTATTAATTATTTTAATAAAAAAATATCAAGTCATAGGAATAAAGTTCCAGTTTAAAATACAACAACATTTTTGATAAATTTCATCATGTTCTCTTAATCGAGTTGGAGTTTTAAGATAATTTAAATCTTCATGAGGGACTTTTACTTTTTGTTTTAATAATAATTGACGAAGAACATAGTGACTATTTAAAAAATTATCTCTAGTAATAATAGTTCCTGGTTCATTTAATAATACACAAAAAGCATCAACTAAAGCATCAAAATCTTCATAAAGTTGTTTTTCATATTGTGAAATACAAGGACAGTCTTTTCCTGTAATTTTGCTATAAATAAGTTGAATATCTTCATAATGATTAGAGTGATTAGTGGCTTTAAGAAATTCACGAATATGAGATTTTTTAAGTTTTCTATATTTTTCTATAGTGTCAGATTTAGTTTTATCAGAAAGTCCTTCTTTATCAATGAAAGCATAAAGGTCATCGTAAACTTTTTGAGGAATATATTTATTTTGTTTACCTTGAAATTGATTAATAGTATCTCTAAAGTGACATCGTTTTAAATATGTAAATTCTTTATGAACATTTATTCTTGTAGAATCATCATAAGTTGAAGTAGGTTCAGTAATAATTAATTCGCTTTCAACATATCCACATTCTGAACAAATATTTTCAGATAGAGGTTCATTGCATAGTTTACAATATGCGATTGTAATATTTTCATTAAAGATATTGTCATTTTTCTTTTTCTTTTTATATTCTTCTATCAAGTCTTTAAAGATTTCATTTAAGATAGGTTCAGGGAACATTTGTTTTATGGTGTAAGTAAATTGTTCAATTAAATCTAATAGTTCATCATTTTTATCTGATCGTTTTTTACCCATAAAAGAATTTTTAATTGGTATTTGAATGATTTTTTTATATTGTTCGATTATATAAGTTATATTAATTTGATAAAAAGAGTCTTGATATTGAATAAAGGCCATATGACCGTTTATTTTTTTAATTTCTTTAACATTGTCTTTAAATTCTTTATACGACAGTTGTTTGTTTAAAATTTTATCTTTATTTTTAATTTGATTCATTATAAATTGTTTATCTTCGTCTAAAATGCCGTATAAACTGAATGAAGAATAACATTGTAAAGCAATTTTTTGACATTGTTGTTCGTATGTTGGTATTTTTGCTTTTTCTTGTTTAATATATGATAAAATTTTATTATGATAATATATTAAATCTTCATTTTCATTTAATTTAAACATTTTAAATGAAAATGATACAACTTTTAACTTATACTTTTTTAGAAAAATTCAAACTTTTGAACTGGTTTAACGGTTTGTCCTGGAAATTTAAACTCAGTAATAAAATCAAAATTTCCGGTAGTAATTCTCATATATCCAACTAATAATAATAATATTAATAAAATAATTCCAATAACAGTTCCAAACACACCTCCTGCTCCAATTCTATATGTAAACATACGAATACGATTAATAATAGTTTCACCTCCAAACATCTTACCTCCTCTTAAGAAGTTAATCATACCGGCATCTTTAGCTTGTTGTTCTGTGATTTTTTGACTAGCATCACGGCCTCCTTGCATACTGTTGATGTCAGTTCTGTTTCTAATAAATTGTGTCATTCTTTGATGGCTATGCATTTATTTTTTTATTTAATACAAAAGATAAAATTTTTTAAATCATATCTTTTACATCTTTAAAAAAATTTATTATTTCTTCATAATATATTAATTTTTGTAAATTCTCCGTTCTAACCTTAGAAAATAAATTATAAACATCAGTCATCTTACTCGTCCCTCTATTTGATATCATTAAATTACTTAACTTATCAACTCTTTCTGAATATTTTGCACTAAGTTGTCTACTTGAAAATGAATTAATATCTTTATAAACACGATTTAATATTGGTGTTACCGTATTAATCTCTACATCAACCTCGCTTAATATTTTATTTGTAAATAATTGTTCAAAATTTAAAATATCTCTATCAAGAGATGAAGCCATCTTATAAAATGATTCAAGTTCGATAACAAAATATACTCCAGTTGTTACAAATGGATTTGTAAAAATATAACTTTCTACTGTATCGTGTCTGTTAATAATGGTCATATAAGTTTTTTGAACAACTGCTAACTTATACATTCCGCCTTTGACTATCTTTAAAAATCTATTCATCATATTTTCAGTTCGTTTTCTATTTTCTTGTTCATAAGTTGCTGTGTGAAAATTCTTTTCTTCATCTTCATCATCTTCTATTGTTAAATTAACTTGTGGGTAATTTTTAATATTATTGTCAGATTTAATATTAAATTTTGAGGGAACGTATAACATAAATTCTACACCAGTATTTAAATACATTAATAGTAAAAATACAGTACGTCCGTCAAACGTAAAGATTCCGTTTACTGAAATCTTTGATTTTTGTAAAAAACTTAATAAATTAGATAATTCAAATACTTCTTCTTCGTCAGACTGGTCTTCTCTATTATCATCACGACTATCATTATAAGAATCAGACATTTTTTAACAAAATATTTATCACTTTAAATTTAAGATATTTTTTTAAAAGGTTAAATATTTTATATTATATTTTAAAAAGAATGTCTGTTGTTGATAATATGCGAGTCCCTGAATCTAAACTTCAAATTGGTGATGATATCTCCTCCCTTCCTACCGACGAACAATATGAACAAAATCCTCAAGAAATTGAATTAATTAACTCTATATTTATGCCTAAAGAACCTGCTTTGTTTGGTATGAGTAAAGAACTTAGAGCAGCCTTATTTGCGGGTATTGTTTATGTCGTTTTAACTACTCCAATTATTTATAAATATATTGAAAAATGCACTACTAATAAAACTATTCTTAATCTTATTATCATTTTTATTATTGTAATCTCAACTTATTTATTTAATAGATTTTATTGAAGGTTTTTTATATTTCATCTCTAACTTATATTTTACATTTTGATTTATCATGATAATATCATATTTATTATCTTTAAACATTTGAAAAGTAAGAGATGGTTGGAAGGTGTCAATAACATTATTTAATAACATTTTTGGTCTTATTAAATCAGTCATACACTTTTTTATTATTATAAAAAAAAATAAAAAAGTTTTAAGAAATTTATTATATATATTATATGCAATATTCAAATTTTGGAATGTACGCAATTAAAGTCTTATTATCAAACTCATCTAAATCCACTTTAGATGGGAAAAATCTTGAAACAATTTCTAACCTCAAATTTATCGGCACTATACAACCTGGTGAAAAAATTGATAGTAAGACTTTACAAGTTGAACAACCAGGCATCTATACATCTATTAAACGGTTTATCACAGGAGAAAGCAGAACTGCTCTTTACGAATTTGTCACTATAACTACTCATAGAATTTTCGAAATTATCAATTCGAAATGTAACTCTGATAGTATTTCGGATAAATATATATGCAAAAATATGATTAATGACCTTATTAATTCTATTATAGGCCTTAAAAACATACAAAAAACTTATGAAAAAGATAAAAAATTTTATTGTGAAATTGACACTCTGATTGAATCTATTCGTGCTAAACTTGCTGAACTTGAAATTAAACACAATGACATCTTCATATTAGACTCTAATAAAGATACCGCTAACAAAGACATTAATGAAACTTCTTCTGAAACTCCTAAAAATAAAAAATAAATAATTTCTTTCTCTTTATATTTTTTAAATGGCTACTCAAGTTGATAATAAACAAAAAACTGAAACAAAAAAAGGATTACATCCTGTTATTACAGTTCTATTAATACTTTTTATATTAGTATTAATAATAGGTGGTATTAAAGAAGGTAACGTATTTGGAGGGTTTATGTATATGGGTTGGTTATTCCAAGCATTATTTGGATTTATAGGCTCTTTATTTACCGGTCAAAATATCAGATATTAATTTTTTTATATTTTTATATATAAAAAGATGGCTAAAAAATCTATGAGTATCACTGAATGGTGGAATAATAATGGCATTTACTGCATTATTATCGGCTGTTTTATCGGTCTTATTTTATTTTATTTTTTTGGAAATAATGATACTGCAAATATTGATGAAATTAATCAATTCTTTGCTAAAGGTAAAGATTACACTCAAAAAAAACGAAGAGGACCTTTTGAAAGCAAAGGAGAACTTATATGCAAAGATGTCGCTACTAAAATGTTTAATAAATCTTTCAAAAAAATTCGTCCTGACTTTTTAAAAAATGAAAAAACAGGAAGCAACCTTGAGATTGACATTTATAATGACGATTTAAAACTTGGTATTGAATATTCTGGACGTCAGCACTATGAATATGTTCCTCACTTTCATAAAGATCATAATGCTTTTTTAGAACAAAAATATAGAGATGAAGTTAAAGAAAAAAAATGTAAAGAAAATGGAATAAAGTTAATCATTGTGCCTTATACAGTTAAACATAAAGACATTCAAAGTTTTATTTATAAAGAAGCTAAAAATCTTGGTTATCAAGTTTAATTAATTTTTATTATTAAAATTAATTAAATATATTTATTTATTCACTATACATACCTGCGCTATCTGGACCTTCTCCTCTAATCATAGAATTCATCATTTTACCACGATGGTCAGCTTTTAAATGATGTCTGACGTATTGAGATTGATACATGTTATGATTTCTGTTACGAACGTGTTGAAGACTTTGTAATCCTGGAAGGTCGGTTTGTCTTCTATTTCTAATATGAGAAATTGTAGTTTCTTTGTTAACTAATCCAAATGAACCACCATCTTCTCTCTTTCTAATCCAGCCAGCTCCAATTACAGGAACTTGTTCAGTCCCTACATTTTCAAACCTTTCCGAAAATCCTTGTGAAGGACGGATTGGGCAAGCGCAAGGTTTTCTCATCATTAAGAAGTATAATGCTACAACTAATAAAGCAATAATAATCATATGTTCTTGTTCCATATTTGTTTTTTAATAAGAATTCAAGAAAAAAATTATTTTTTAAATTTTATTAATTTAAAAATGGTAAATGGATTTTGATGAAAGTGATTTTAATAATTTTATCCAAATTGGAAAAGGAAGCTATGGTACAGTCTTTGGAAACCAAAATATTGTTTTTAAACTTATAAATCTCATTGCAATAGACAACGACAATCACTTTGCTTTTATTGATAATAATATAAGAGAACTGGTCTTTTATAAAACCATTTATTATAAAAATATTATAAAAGATCCAAATAAAAATTATACTTATAGTCTCATACCAGATAAAAAACCACATTCTATATCATATCATGAAAATATTTTACTGAGTAAAGACAATCACACTTCAAAACTTATTATGAAAAATTTAGGAATACCTTTAAATAAACTTTCAATAAACCCTGATACAATTAGTTCGTCAAAACTTAAATTATCTATTTTAAAAATAGATTTTTTAAATGTGTTGATTCATCAGATTGGAAATGCTCTTTTATATCTTCATTCTTCTAATTTTTCTCATGGAGACTTAAAACCTAATAATATTTTATGTAACTTTGATAATTATAAATTAAATTTTCATTTAATCGACTTTGGAAGCATTTGCTTTAATCACTCCACTAAAAAACATTATAAGTTTCATAGAACTACAATATTATATTGTTCTCCAGAAGAATGTTCATTAGATCATTCGTATTATAAAGAAAATGATATATGGTCCTTTGGTTGTATTATATATGAATTATATACAGGAACATCTTTTATAAAAGATTTATTAATAATATTAAAAAAGACTGAATTATATTACGATATTTATGTAAAATATTCTAAAGAAGAATATTATGATGCTCTTTATAAATTATTTATGTCTACTTCTCATCACATCATTGACAATCTTATAAAATCTCAAATTTCTGACCAATTAATTCAAGAAAAAGTATTGAAATGTTTAGTAATAGATTATACAAATCGAATTTCTATTCAAGAATTAATAAATAAGGAAATAAATAATAATACAGTTCACGACTTACATATAATAGAATATAATTCTATTAAAAAAAATACATATATATTGTTACGGCCTAAATGTATCATTATTGCTAAAAAAATATGTAATAAAAAATGGCTTGGCAATCACTATGTATATGGTCATTCTATAATGTTACTTGATAGATTTTTAGTTAGAACTCTTCAAAGTAAAAATGAAAAGTATGATATTTTTTTAATATTATTACTTTGTATAACAGTGAGTACAATAGTGTTAAATTGTGAAATAGTTAAAAGTACAGATATTATAGAAGAGTATAATGACCTTACAAATATAACAATTAATGAAAGAGAAATATTAAAAACATTTTATATACTTGTTGAAAAATTTGATTTTCTATTTTTTAATTATAGTTTTGACTTATATTTTCAAGACAAAGATTTTAATACTATTGTAGAAATTACTGAAAAATATATACTTTCAAATAATACTACCAACGGTCTTATTGAACATACTAAAAATATTAATTAAATTAATTAATATTTAACTTTAAAAATCTTCATCAAATGCAATTTCTTTTTGACTTTCGTGAGTAATTACCGATTGTTTTGCATAATTACTTACACGTTTTTCAAAGAAATTAGTCTTTCCTTCTAACGATATTAAATCCATCCAAGGAAATGGATTTTCTACATTATATATTTTATCTTCTATCATCGTCATACACATATGATCTGCTACATACTCAATATACTGGCACATTAACTCTTTATTCATACCTTTTAAATTATATGGCAAACTTTCACATACAAATTCTTTCTCTAATTCTACTGCTTCTTTTACAATCTCTTTTACTCTATAAACAGACAATTTATTTACAATATATTTATTATAAACCATACAAGCCATATCACGATGCATTCCTTCATCTCTCGCTATCAATTCGTTTGAATGACATAATCCCTTCATTAATCCACGTTTCTTAAGCCAAAATAAAGAACAAAAACTACCACTAAAGAAAATTCCTTCAACACAAGTAAATGCTACTAAACGTTCAATAAAATTACCAGTCTTAATGTATTTTCTTGCCCATTCCGCCTTTTTTTGAATACTAGAAATTTTGACAGTTGCATTAAATAACTTATTTTTCAATTCATTATCTTTTACTAAAGTGTTAATTAAAATTTGATACATTTGACTATGAATATCTTCCATCATTTCTTGAAAATGTAAAAACATTTTTAATTCTGGAATTTTAACACGTTCAGTATAAGACTCATCAAGATTCTCATTAACAATAAAATCACTACAAGCAAAAAATGCTAAAACCATTAAAATAAAATGTTTTTCCTCTTCGTCTAACTTTTCCCAATCGGTTACATCATCTAACAAAGACACCTCTTCAGCAACCCAAAAAGCAGCTTTTGCTTTATTATACATATCCCAAATATCTTCATATTTGATTGGATAAAGTTGAACACGTTCTTCTGTGCAAATAGGTTCAGAGTTATAAATGGCATTATCAGCTTCTTCTAAAGTAATAGGTAAAATTAAGTTGTTCATCATATCTAACTATATATAAATATAATAATTATTTAAATTATTTTTAAATAATTATTAAAAACTCACTTTTATTTTTATTCTTCAAAACACACTGGTATTTATTTCTTGTTTTTCTATTAAAGTATGGTCTAATAACGAGACATAATACACATTTTTCATTACTTCATTATAATATTTTTCTAATTTTACTTTATATTTATTAACCCTTTTAACAGTGCCTCTTACCATAAATAACTTATCATATTTAAATTCTTTATGATATCTATGTAAATATTCTAAACAAAGATATTCATATGGCAAAGTCTCCCAATTATTAACAATACATTGAGAAACACAATTAATTAACATCATTTTTAATTCCTCTTCAACTGCCTTTGGAAGCTGTAACATATCTTTTGTTTCAATGTAATTCTTTAAAAATCCATAAGATTGATTCCAAAATAAAGGAGAATAAAATTCGTCATCTCGATGTTCTTGAATTGCGTCATGTAAATTTTTACGACTAATTTCACCGTTATATCTCTTGTTAATAATTTTCCTAAAACATTTAATTTCATCATCTGTATAAATAAAACCAGAAATTTGGTCTAAGAAGTGCTCGATGTCGTCTTTGATTCTATTTAAATAACGCTTCATTTTAATATAAATTAAATATTTGTTTAAATATTTTTAAAATATATTTATATTAATATAAAATGACTGATATATTTGAACAAAATTGGGTTGAAAAAATACCCTTTAATTATAATGAAATTTATTCTATTGCTAAAGTAGATAAATGGCAAAATTTACCTTCTCATATCTTTGAAAATCGTAAACAAGTTACAGAAACATTATTAAATCTTCCTCCAAGCACCACTACTCGTGAATTTGTAATAAATTATGGCTCTTATATGGTTCCTGCTAAACATTATTTGGTAGCAAATTGGGCTAATATTGGTATTGATATTAATACTTTTGAACTTAAAGATAGTTTAATTATTTCAGAAAATAGCTTAATTGATCGTGTTATTGATTTTTTTAATTTACAGATGACTCCAGATGAAGTAAAAGATTTTTTAATAAATAAAGGATTATCTGACTTAGTTATAATTCCTGCTTTAATTTTAATATTAAATAAAAAAAGAATAAATAATAATTTTCAATATTTTGTAAATCTTCGTGTCGTTAACGGCTATACTCAGAGTAAAAAGTTAGGCAAAGGAACTTATGGAACCGTATATAAAGTAACTAAAAATAATTTAGAATATGCTGATAAAGAAGTAAGTCAATTAGATTTAAATGAAGTTAATATTTTATGCACATTTGACCATCCTAATATATTAAAAGCTATAGATTTTTTTAAAGATCCTATTGAAAATTCATCTCATATTATCTTAGATTTAGCTGAAGGAAGTCTTTCTGATGAAATTGAAAAATCAAAAAATATAAATATAAACACAAAAAATATGTGGATGTATCAAATATTAAGCGCAGCTAATTTCTTTCATAAGAGAGGTTATTATCATTGTGATATTAAACCTGATAATATTTTAATAAAAAATGGAAATGCCATTTTAGCAGACTTTGGATTAGCTTATCCATTTGAATATGACCAAACTTTTTGCGGAACTCCTACTTGGACTGCACCAGAAGGATTACAAAGTAATCATCATGGAAAAAATATAGCATATCGTCAAGTTCAAAATTATCAATCAATTGATATTTTTGCTTTAGGATGTGTATTAGTTTATATTTATACAGGAAAACCCTTGTTTGATTATCAAAAATTTCCAGATATTACTATAGTATATGATGTTTATTTAAAAGATTATAAAAAAGTTATAGCTAATATGAATATGAATAAATTAATGACAAATTTAATTGAACAAATGTGTGCTCCTTTATCAATAAATCGTATTGAAACAATAGAAGAAGTGTTAAAACATCCATTTTTTAAGAAATTAAATTATGATGTTCCTATTCCAGGAGTATTAATACAAATACCATCAGAAAATTATGTATCAGATGAGTTATTTGAAGCTTTCAAATGGATAATGAATATATTTGTAAAATATAAATGTCATATTTTACTTGCTTATGTTACTATTAGTATGGCAAAAGTAATACATAAAATAAAAGGAGGAAAAGCTAAAATTAATGTAGCAGCTTGTGCTGTTGTAGCTGATGAATTATTAGGATTTAATAATCTTGAACAAGTTAAATGGAATTATGAAATAAATGATTTGAAAACGATGCCAAGAAAAGATATTTTTGAATTGGTTTTTAAAATTCCATATATGTTAAATGGTAAGCTTAGAACACCTTTATTATATGATATTGCTGTAAGTTTTCAAGAAGCGATGTTTGGAATAGGTTGTTTGATTTCAGGATGTAATATTTCTATTGACCAACTTCATTTAGATTATACATCAAATGAAACAGCAAAAATATTACAAAATAGATTAGATAAAAATAGTATACTTACGGTTGATGAATATAATGATATATTTGCAGATACATTTAGAAAGAATAAAGATAATTTAGAAGAAATTTTTAAAATGTTGCAATAAAAACGATAAAATTATTTTAATAATTAAAATAATTTTAAAATAAAATACAAAGACAATTGTATTAAATAAATATATTCAAGTAAAAAAGACATTTTGAATAAATTTTTATGAAAATATTTTTTATCTCAAGTTTAATATAAAAATGCAACAAGAACACATTATTATTATCGGTTTATTATTAGTTATCTTATGCTTGTCTATGAAGACTTGTAAATGTCAAAGAGAAGGGTTTGATATGTATGGAAGAAGCGATAATGCGCTTTATAGAGATAGTCCTAGAAACTATTAATTACATAAACCGCCACAGTTGATCATACCATAAATCACAATACCTAACATAAAATATCCTCCATATATTGGAGTAAAAGTTAAGAAAAGCAATGTTAATGGCACATAGATGGGCCATTTTAATGCTGTTGAACATTTAAACACGTAAAATATAGTTAAGAAAAATAACACAATATATAAAAATAACAATATAACAATAGACATGACAGCAGTTCTTACAGCAACGTCCATTTCAATATTACAAGTATTTTTATTTTCTTTATAATATTCTTTAATTTGATTATAATCGTCAAGTCGTTTTCTAATAGTTTCAATTAACATTTTTATATATTTATAAGAAAAAAATTACATTGTTAAAAGTTTGAAAAAATTTATTGGTTCCATTATATCAATTTTATTTTTTTCTATATTTTTAGAATATTCTTCTGATGTTTCTATAACTTCTTCATCTTGTAATTTATATAATTTAGTTGGTTTATTAGGTAATTTACTTGAATAATTTACAAGTAATACATTTTTATAAAGATTAGTTGTTAAATTACCAAATATATCTTTTCCATTAACTATAACGTTCATTTCATAAAGAAATGGAACAACATTTAAAAAGTAATCTCTAGTTTCTATATTATCTGTAAATACTTCTAATAGATTATCTTTTCCACTTATACTGTTTAAAAAATCTAATAACTTCATTTTTCTTAATAACTTTAATTAGTTATCAAGAAAAAAAATCAATTTAACTTTTAAATTAAGAACTACATGCAACACAAATATCTTCTGTGCAAATCATCTTCTTACCATCCTTAACATACTCTTTTCCTTTGTTTTCTTTTTCTTTTAAGATAGTAAATTTAACTGCATTTCTGGAAGGTTTACTACGAATATAATAATTACCAGTTTTTAATCCTGCTTTCCACCCCATCATATGTAAACTACTTAATAATCTATTTGTTGGATGTTCAAAAAAGATATTCATTGATTGTGTTTGGTCTACAAATGGAGCTCTCATTGCTGCATATTTAACAATGATACTTTGTTTTATTTCCCAAACAGTTTTATATACTTCTTTAAGATCGTCTGAAATTTCGTCAATAAGTTGAATTGAGCCGTCATTTTCAATAATCTTATTAACTATATATTTATTCCACAATTTTAATTCTTTCAAATCTTTTACTAAATGTTTATTCAAAATAATAAAATCTCCAGCTAATGTACTTCTTGAATAAAGATTCGAAGTAAATGCTTCAGCAGCTTCATTGTTACCTAGAATCTGACTTGAAGAAGCTGTTGGCATTAATGCAATTAATAAACTATTTCTCATTCCTCTTTTAACCTTTTCTTCAAGTCCTTTCCAATTCCAACGAACAGATTTTGGAGTTTCATTCCATAAATGATATTGTAAAATACCTTTAGAATATGGACTTCCTTCAAATGCTGAATATGAACCTCTTTCTAAAGCAAGTTCATGAGAAGCTTCTACCGCCGCATAATAAATACATTCAAAAATATATCTATTAATAGTGTCAGCAACAGGACTACCCCAAGGTGCTTTAAACATTGCAAACACATCAGCTAAGCCTTGAATACCAATGCCCATTGGACGATAATCAGTATTATTTTTCTTTGCTTCTTCAATTGGATAATAATTAATATCAATAATATTGTCAATATTTCTTACTATAGTTTTAGTAATTTGATATAATTTATCATAATTAATATCTGGTTGTCCATCAATATATCTAACATATTTTGGTAAAGAAATTGAAGCAAGATTACAAACTGCGGTAGAAGACCCGTTAGTAACTTCTAATATTTCAGCGCAGTTTCCTAATAAAACTCCATTAAACATACCTAAATTCCTCTTATTTTCAGTAAAACAAAAAGTATCATGAAGACCGTGTAAAATCTTTACTGAGTTTATAGTTAATTTTATATTAGTAGTATCTTCTGGAAATGAATATTTTAATAAACATTGACCTTTGTCTAACTTTATTGCTTCTATTAATTCATATGATTCATCCTCTGGATTATTAACAATTGGAAATTTATGATATTCAGTGCATTTAATTTTTATACCATTACTTAATTCTACTTCTAACAATGGTTGATTTTCTCCTGTTTGTTTAGGGATTACAGTGCTCCATTCAAAGCCATTCCAAATTTCGGTTTCTTTATTAACTAATTTATTAATTTCAATATGACCTTGTTTAGTTAATATTTTAGTATCACCACTTACACAAAGATTGCTACTTCTAATAATCCCAATATTTTCTTGCATATTTTTTTTATTAACACTATCTTTATAAAGAATGTAAGGAAGACCAGTCTCAATTTGAGCGTGAGTAATCTTTTCAAATAATTCTCTTGCTTTCATTTGTTTCATATATTTTTTATCTTGTTCAGCTTGTAAATAAATCTGTTCAAATTCTTCGCCGTATGTTTCTGCTAATTGAGGAACAACACTTGGACAAAATAAAGACCAAATACCATCTTCTTCGACTCTTTTCATAAATAGGTCATTGACCCATAAAGCTAAGAAAATATCTCTTGCTCTAAGTTCTTCAGGTGGTTGATTATATCTCAATGCTAAAAATTCAACAACATCAGGATGCCAAGGTTCTAAATACATAGCTATACTGCCTTTTCTTTTTCCAGCCTGGTTTGCATAAACAGCTGTAGCATTAAAGACTTTTATCATTGGAATAATTCCATCACTTATTCCATTTGTAGAATGAATCGTACTACCTTTTGCTCTAACTTTAGTAATATTTACTCCAATACCACCTCCATGTTTTGAAATTAAAGCGCATTTTAAGTTTGTTTCATAAATATGTTTTAAATCGTCATCAGTATCTAATAAAAAACATGAAGATAATTGTTGCCTTGATGAACCTGAATTAAAAAGAGTAGGAGAAGCGTGAGTATAATAACCTTCAGCCATGTCTTTATAACATTGAATAGCTCTTGTAATATCACCTCCTCCATTAGTAGTAGAATAAATAGAACAAGCAACTCTCATAAGCATATGTTGAGGACGTTCAACGATAGTTTTACCAACCTTTAAAAGATAAAGACGTTGAAGAGTTTTAAATCCAAAGTAAGAATAATTAAAATCTTTAGAATAATCGATATTTTGTTCAATAATATCTTTATGAGTTTCAACAAATTTCATAAAATGTTCATTAATGACATTAGATTTTCTTCCAGTATCTTTATTAATATGGTCAGAAAGTTGTTTCATAGTTTCAAAGAAAGATGAGGAAGTAGATTTTTGATGATTAGAAATAGCAATTCTTGCAGCTAAAACATCATAATCAGGCTCATAAGAACTCATATAAGCAGCAGTTTCAGCGGCAAGTTCGTCAATTTCGGTAGTAGTCATACTATTTTTAAGAGATTGAATAACCATTTTAGAGAGATAAGCTACGTCAATATCAAGGTCTTTTGAAAGTTCAATGTTACGATCGGTAATGCTGTCGTATCTCATAGGGACTTTTTGACCAGAACGTTTAATAACAAACATATTTTATAAAGTGCTTTATTTTTATAAATTATAATTTAATTTAAAAAATAAAAAATATAAAATCAATTTATAATTTTGTAGATAATATATAGTGTTATATATGACCTTCGTAATTAAATTTTGTAGTGATCTACATATAAACAAATATTATCCTCATTATCCTTCTGTAAAAGATTTGTTTGATACAAATGATAAGTTTATAGGAGATATTTGTGTTATTATAGGAGATGTAACATATTATGAAGTAATAAAGTTTTATAAGAAATTTTTAAAGTATTTATCAGAGTATTTTACATTATTAATTTTAATACCAGGAAATCATGAATATTATAATAATACCAATGTAAAAAAAAGTATGAAAGAATTAGATAATACATCAAAGTTATTAACAAAAGATATTAAAAATCTTGAGATATTAAATAACAAGTATATAGATATAGGAGATATAAGAATTTTTGGAAGTATATTATGGAGTTATATTCCTACAAGCGCACCTCAACGATATTTACCAATATATAATGATAATAAAGACTTATTAAGTAGAGACGAATTTAATATGTTAAATTATTCTTGTATAACAGCATTACAAAATTGTATAGAACAAACAAAAAAAGATGATAAAGAGTTAATAGTAGTTACACATTATTCTCCTACGTTTGATATGTATGATAAAATGGACCAAATGAATTATTGGTATTGTAATGATTTAGATGGGTTAATATGTGAGGATAATATGAAAGTATGGTTATTTGGTCATACACATACGCCATATAAAAAGATAATGAATGGAACAATAGTTATGAGTAATCCGTATGTAAGTGGATATATAAAGGGTTTAGGAATAAACATGGAAAGTTAAAAATAAAAAATAAATTGAAAAATTTTACATTTTTATATATTCTTTTATATAAAAATGTCTGAAGTTGGTAAAGCTACTAAAGATTTATTAAAGTCTTTAAAAAAGAATATTATTGAAGAAAAAATTAATGAAGCTATTGTTCATGAACTTAATGAAAAAGAATTTAGATTAGCTTTAATTGATATTTTAACAAAACGTGGAAGTCTTCAACTAAAAACTGCTGAAGACTTATTAGATGAACAAGGTATGTCTCAAATGAAACTCGCTTTTACTCATCCAACTATGCTTGAACCTCATACTTATGAATTATTTGAAACATTAGGAGATGCTACAGTTAACAAATGTATTGTTTGGTATTTAACTCGTAGATTTCCACAGATTAAAAGAGGAGAAAGCGGAAATGAAATTATTACAGAAATAAAAAAGACTTTTATAAATAAAGCAAGTTTTTCTAAGAGGTTGACACAAATTGATATGGATAAATTTATTCGTTATAGAGAACTTTCATATATGGAAAAAGGTCAAGAAAAAAGAGTTGTAATGGATAATAGTATGAGAGAAGATGTATTCGAGGCAATGATGGGCGCTATTGAAGACCTTATTGATTCTAAAATTATGGTTAATACTGGTTATTGTGTCATTTATAATATGATTACTTCTGTATTAGATGAAGATAAAAACATAAGTATTAATATAGGTGATGTATTAGACTCAAAAACAAAAATAAATGAAGTGTTTTCTAAAAGAAAATCATATGGAGATGAAGTTGTTATTTCAGGAATATATTCTCCAGAAAGAGGAGGATGGATTGGAACAGCAAGTGTAACATTATCAGCAAATCCAGCAATACCAGGACCATCAAGTCCATTAAAAAAAGAGTTTACCAGTGATCCTCAGAGAAGTAAACAAATAGGAGAGTTTGATGTGGCCCAGCAAGTGTTAGATTTTATGGAAAAAGAATATGGAGTATTATGGTCAAGAAAATCAACCAAATTAATTTTATAAAAAGTTAACAAATATTAAAATATAAAGAAATAATCTTTACATTTTAAATGTCTGGTAAAAAAACAATTAGAGATTATATAAATAAACTTGAAGAAGATGAAGATAATTATTATAATGTAGAATTTGAACAACCAACTACTCGTATTGAAGGTGAAACCTATTTTAAATGTTTATCTCCTGATTCTGAATTCTTTTTATTTCTTACTGACTGTAATTATAAATTAAAACACGCCGGTATTCGCTTTACTACAAGCGATGCTCCTTGTGTAAATATTTTACAAAGAAATGAAAGAGGAAAAAGTAACGAACTTGAATTATTTTTAAAAAGAGTAGACTATCTTCAAGGTAAGACTATTAATGTTTATGATCCAAATAATTATAAAATGATTGGAAATAAAATTTTAGTGTTATGTTTACCATCAAAAGAAGAAATTGGATTAAAAGACCCTTATATTCAAATTGCAAAAGTTGATTTTTTATCAAATAAAGAAAGATTTTTAAAGATTTTATTAAATAAAGAGTATACTACTGAAAATAACTGGGAATTTACTGTATTTGATTAATTTTATATTAAAATATTTTTATAATTAACTATAAAAATATTTATTATTATTTATTAAACTTGATGAACTGACCTATCTCTTGTCTCTGCTTTTAATTGGTCTACTATCACTATTTTTAATATTTCCATCTCTTTTTCGTTTTGTTTTAAAGATTTATATAAATTATATCCTGAAAACATAGATATAAATCCTCCAACGGATAACACACTAATTAATACGGTAATATAAAGTTCCATTTATAAAATGATTATAAAATAATTTTATATAATAAATTTAAAGCAAAATCAATTTATATAAAAAAATATGAGTAGAAGACGTGTTAAGGAAATGTTAAGACAAGAATATAATAAAAATAAGAATAAAGATTTTTCCAATGACAATGATGGCGAAGATGAAGTTTCGTTAGCTTTGATGTTAAAAAAACAATCTGAAAAAAAAGAAGTAATTGAAGTTCCATCTGCTTCTCCTATTGAACCTATTAAAACTATTGATTTAACTCCTACCATTGAAAATAATGTTACCTCATTTTTAGATAATCTTGATAAACCAATTGAAAAAATTACTACTCCACGTAAATCTCAAAAAGAAGAAACTAATTCTATCGACGAAGAATTAAAACAACTTGAAAAATCAAATACTAAACTCTCATCTGAAACCGATGAGTCCGAAAGTGACGATTCTGATAGTAATAGCTCCGAAAGTGGGTCTGATAGTAATAGTTCTGAAAGTGATTCTGAAAGTTCAGAAGACGAGTATGAAATTAAAAAACGAGAAGAAAGAAGAAGAGAAGAAAGAAGAAGAGAAGAAAGAAAATATGATAAAAGAAGAGATGATAAAGAAGACGACAGAAGAAGAGATGATAAAAAGGAAGAAAGAAGAGAGGAAGAAAGAAGAAGAGAGGAAGAAAGAAGAAGAGAGGAAGAAAGAAGAAGAGAGGAAGAAAGAAGAAGAGAGGAAGAAAGAAAGAAGATAGATGATAGAAAGAAGGAAGAAAGTCGTAGACGTGATGACGAAAGAAAACACAAGAAAGACGATAATAAAGGATATAGTGAAGATGCAGTAAGAAAAGATGATAGAAGAAGATATGATGATGAACCAAGACAAAGGTCACGTCCAAGACATGTTAGAGAAAGAAGTAAAGAAAGAAGATCAATTATTGATAATTCATTTAAGAATGTTAGTCAAAAGGTTTTATTAAAGATGTTAAAGAGAGAAGATATTGATAGTGTAAGTTCTAATATTTATGATGCAATTGTTGATGTGATGTATAAGTTTACAGAGGCGATTGTGTTGGAGTTGGCAGAGGAAGTTAAGATTATTACTACAAATCATATAGAGTTGATTATGGAATTTTATATTGAAGATGAAGATAAGGAATTACCAAAGAATACAATTATGGATACTGAAGAATTTAAAGAAGCAATTATAAATATTGTTACTAAGCATAGTATTGGAATTCGTTCTAATGCTGTATATTCGTTGCAATTATTTATTGAATGTATTATGGGTAAAATTATTAAAGGAGCAGGTATTGTTGCTAGATCATCAAAAAGAGCGAGATCTACAGGGGATGATTTATATACTGCTTTTGAAATTTATATGTTATAAAATAATGGATTAAAGAAAAATATAATTAATAATAAAATTAATTATGTTTAATAGTTTTCTTAGCTTATTTGGTATTTCTTCTCTTGCAAGAAATGCTGTTTTAGACGATACTGATTTTACTTATAGAGTTAAAAACTTTTCTATTTCAAATAACGAAGAAACAAAAATAGAAGAAACATTTGTCACATCCGTAATTAATCCTGTTGAAAATTATGAAGGATTATCAGTAGAATCTACGATTAAAAAGTCTGAAGAAACATTTGTCAAAACTGTAATTAATCCTATTGAAAATAAAGAAGAAACATTACCTATTGAATCATCTATTATTAATACTCCTACAGAGGTAAAAGAAGAAATTAAACATGTTCATTCTGGACAAGATTATGAACATTATTTAAAAGCAATTCAATTAGAATTAGAGAGTTCGTCTGAGGAAGAAATCGAAGATAATCCAATCGAACCTAATGGTGTTCGTTGTAGTAATTGTAATAATTATCATGATGAATTATCGTCTGAGAGTGACGAAGAGGTTTCTGAAGATGAAAAGCCATTAACTTTTAAAGAATATAGAGGAGAATATTTATATTCAATTATAGTAGATAAGAAAGTATTAGGGTATATTGACGACCATAAGCAATTATTAGAATATTTAACAATTATAAAGAAAAGAATTCATAATAGTTATCAATATGATGGAACATTTAAATATTGGATGAAATATTTTTGGAATGAAACAGTGATGTTTGATTGGAATAACGATTTAGTGGTTAAATATTCTCTGGTGTCAATGAACACTCATAATTTGTTGTCATATGATAGATTAGAGACTACATTGACAGTATATAGAATGAAAAATTTATTGATAAAATAAAATGATTTAAACATTAAAATAAAAATAATTATCAAAAAACATCTTCTTTGATAATTAATCTAATAACTATGGACAAAACGCTCAATCAACTCGTAAAACCTTACCTTGTCTACAGAGATGAAGAGAAAAAACATAATTTTAGCTCTCAGTTAAAAGAGCAAACTGGTTTGTTTTGTATCCCAGGAGAAAAGATAGAAGATTTTTGGAATTTATATTGTGAACAATTAGAAAAATTAAATACTAATTTTATTACAGGTATGTGTGAAAGACCTAGAGATTATATGCCAGTCTTAGGTGATATTGATATTAAATTTTTTGATGAAGAATGTATAATAGATACTTCTAAACATTTTTATAATGAAAAACATGTTCAACATGTTGTAAGTATTTATCAAGATGTTTTAAAATATTTAGTAAAAGGATATACTTCTGAAAATTTGTTATGTTTTGTATTAGAAAAAACTAAACCATATAGAGAAGAAACTAAAGTAAAAAATGGGTTTCATCTTCATTTTCCCTTT